CGGAGCACGCGCCGAGTGGCCCGATTGCAGATAAACCTACTATATAAACCATGATTACACTACTCGCGGTAAGCAGCCAACTTCACGGTATTCTGATTGGCGCACTAATAATCTTTATCCTAATCCTTCTCATTGCTGGTCTTTTGTGGTGCATTGAAAGGTGGATTAACCCCATTCCTCCAATAGCCAAACTGATTCTCGCGCTCATCATTCTCGTGTGCATTGTGATTTGGGCGTTCAACGTGATGGGAGTCTCAATATGAGAATGATCTATCGCCAGTTGATACGGTTCGGGATATTCGCGGTTCTCTTTGCCGGTGCTCTAGCTATCGCGCCATCGGGTTGCAGTAATAGTGGGGTGAACGATGCGTTGATTACAAACGGGGTATCAGTTGCGGTCTCCACGGGACTAAGTGTAATCAAAGACGAGAACCAGCGACATATGATTGCCAATCTCTTACAAGGCTACGCGCCAGGACTCCGAACAATCACGAGTAACCCTACTCCCGCACAACTCTCAGCGTTGATAGACCAGTACACACCGCAGAACATCAAAGATCAGTACCCGCAAGCGGTGGCGTTTGCGACTCCGCTAGTGATTAACGCTGTGGAAAGTGCTATTGCCCATTACGGAACGAGTCAGGCGGCAATCGTGAAAGTGGTGAACGATGTTGCTACAGGGCTGGAGACGGGTTCGGCTGGACAATGAGTTTACTGGATTTTCTAGGGGCAGGGAAATCAATCACCGACGCCCAAAGTGCCGCTAATCAAATCGTACAACAGATAGCTCCAATCTCAGCCGATATTGAAAACCGTTTTGGGGGAATCATTCACGGCGCATTAGATCGTCTGAACGGAGCCAAGCTAAAAGTTGTGGATGGCGGATTTCAAATCGAAATACCTCCACTACCCAAAGCCACGGCAGTAGGATGAAATGGATAATTCCGATGCTCTCATTCTTCTCTTTGTGTTCATGTTCATTGTGGCCTGCATCTACAGCGTTGCTCTCTACCGCTACCGCAGGCGCATCAGCTCTTACGGGACACGGCATGACGATTGAATGTAACGTGATGAGCAAGAACAACACTTGTAACTGCGGAACATGCAAAAAGTGAATGACGAACTTTCTTTTATTCCTGATTTTCGTATCAGTAATCGCAGTCTTAATTCAACTAAGGAAAATTAATATGACGTTTGAAGAATACGCAGCACAAATGGACGCGCTTGGAGCGCAACTAAACAAAGCCCTACAGGAAATCCTTGCCGAGATTCAAGGTCTCGATGTTGTTCCGCAACCGTTGGTAGATAAACTGGTGGCCGCGCAAGCCGTGGCGCAACAGTTGGACGACCTCAATCCAGATCCTCCGAAAGCTCCTTAATGCGTTGGTGCGTAATCTTAGCATGTCTCATCCTCAGTGGGTGCGGATTCGTTAAAGGCATCAACAACGAGGGCAACTCGGTTAAGCACGCTACCCCGACAGAACATAGATGAGCCATGTCTGTGCGTACAGTGGACCTAGATACGGTGATTTTGTGAGCAAGCCTGCGTGCAGTATGAAGTTCTTTCTGTACAGAGATAAAAAGAAAGAGTGGCGTTGGCGGTTGAAAAGTAAGGGCAGAATCATCGCTGATTCAGGGGAAGGATATCGAAGGCGCGGGGTATGTTTACGGATGGTGGAGCGAATTGTATCGAAGGTTAAGGACGCTGAGATTGAGTACGAATGAGAATCATAGCCACCATCGAAAACGAAGCGATAACCGAACACGACGACGGAAGCGTTCATTGGCGTTCAAAGGCTGCAATCGACAGTGACGGGGTAGGTCCACATCACGGGGATCGCACAGCTCAAGACGAGACAACTTACAAACCGAACCTAAACGCTGACAATGACAGGTACATAGTCGTCCCACCAGCGATTAGGAATGGCGTTAAAGGCGTCGTAATGGGATGCATGGCACAAGTGACCGATGCTCGCACAGGAAAGCATACAGCGGCAGTTGTGGGCGATATTGGGCCACGTCATAAACTTGGTGAAATCTCTTGCGCATGTGCTTCAGCTATTGGACTTAACCCAAGTCCCGTGGATGGCGGGGTGGATGAACACGTGATCGAGTACGTGATTTTCCCTGGGGTTCCAGCAATCGTGAACGGGACGACGTACAAACTTCAACCCGCATGAGACTTCTATTGATCCTTCTCGCAGCGTTATGGGTGCTGTACGAAGTGTACCAGCAGAACCGGAAGGATGAGTTTAGCCACAAGTTATAGTGGTCTCCCTACTAGCGGTAGTCGAGTTCCACCGTTCTTAGATGTGAGGCAACGTGAATTATGCGGCTTGCGTCAAATAACGTTGCTCCCACAGTTGGTTACTAATTTGGCACAAATCTATTCTGAGCGTTACATTCACGACAGCCCCATTACTGATTTTATTGTCCCTCATCCATTTTGCTAAATACTTAGTAGGATCAGAGCCATCAAGCATCGTGACCTTTCCATCCTCAATTTGAAGGTTGTTTGGTATGTTATTTATATTCATGTTAATAACTCAACGGTATCTGAAATTGACGCCGAGCTTGCCCAATGTACGGATGATCAGCGTAGGATACCTTCATGGATACTCCAATTCTATCACTGTCCGTTCTTCCGAACGGTGCGCGACCTTTTCCTGTTTGACTTGGATCGTGACTTTATCCGGTGTGTCATCTGGAAGCGCACCGCAGTATCGCAAAGCGTCTGTAAAATACTTCGTACACCAGTTGTCTTCATCGAGGAGTCGGCAGCGGTAGCTCGTATAGCTGAGAATACAGCGGATTGAGTTTTCCGTTTTTCCTTGGTCAAAAGCCAATGGTTCTTCCCCAAGAGGCTGTTCAAGGACGGGATCGGATGCCGAACTGTTAGCTTCAAGGAAAGCTTTGGATGCGCGGGGAAAGAGGGATTCAAGATTCATTCCATTTTCCGATTGTCTTGAGAAACTCTTCACAGCGTTGAGCGGCGGTAACTGTCGCCAGCGCGAAGTGACCGAATCCGTTTAGGTTCGGATCATCGTCAGTTGATTCGGCAAAGTAAGCTCGCTCAGGTGCTAGAACTGAAAGCGCAAGCGCATTTCCGTAATTGTGTTGTTCGGCTGGTGCCAGCACCTTCTCCATTTCGTGGCAGGCGTTGAGGTCGTTCAAGTAGTCGGGATAACGCTTCCATGCCCCAACATGCCAATCTTTGTATCTCGATTCTGGAAAGCGGCGAAGATGATCGGAGAACCATTGCTTGCATTCTATTTCACTGCCAGAGAAGCATGAAGCCGATTCATCTGGGTTCATAACCTGCCAATCCAATTTAGGAGTCTTTCCACACGCTTCGGCTATTGCGATCCTAATTTCTTCAGGTTTCATTGAGGTTTAATTGGGAGCGGTAGTCCTAGTCCACGGTTGAGGGATTTGAGGCGTCGGTTTCAGTTGATGCAGTTCCCGAACACTCCGATTGCCTTGAAAGCCTCAATTCTTCTGGATTCTCGTTCGTGTCTTGCCTTGATATTCACTTGTCTTTCTTCGGGCGTGGCTTTGCGTCGGTAGTACTTTCCTGAACACGTACAGCCAGCGTACGGTTCTCCGGGAGCTATCTTGTGGAATGAACATGGGGTATGTTCAAACCCGCTAACGTAATCGTCTGGATTCTCGTATGGTATCATCATAGTCTAAGTATGGTTGCATCTAATTAAGTCTCTTATATCCAAAGATTTACGTCCACTGACCGTAGAGTTTAATACTGGAACGCCTCGTCCAAGCATCGTTGTCTTTAGCCTTACTACTGAAGTAGGGATCTAGCTTGGATTCAAACTTCTCGCTCTTTACGTCGTTCTCAGGAATGGCTATTGCGCTAGTCGTGTCTTTAATGTCTTCGGATTTAACGTCTAATTTCATATGTGGGATTCCGTGCTGATCGGTTTTGGTATTTCTAATTCTGGTAAATACGTTATCAATCCATCATCTTCCCAAATCGCCATGACATCGTAATTATCAACGTTATGGCGGCGATATTTGAGAGTCTTATCAAGTGTTGGCCTGTAACCCTTCGTGACTTCAATGCGTCTCGATACCTTTTCTTTAATCGCTATCAGATCACAGCGACAAGCCGGACTGATTCCCCTGAAAATCTCATATCCTCGTCTCATTAGATCAATGGTTACCAAAAGTTCACCTATGCAGCCTACGTGTGACGTATTTACCTGCGTTCTGGGTTTTAACTCTTTCTTAATTACCCTCATGCGCGTTCGAGGTTCGTCTGTACGGGGTTTTCTGGTTGTTCGTGGTTCATTGTGTTGGTGATGGCATTTTCATTTGTTGGCATAAGTTTTTAAGCTGATTGCTAATTTCGACTCGTTTTTCATCGCTCAACGGTTGATCCTCATCTTTTGTTCTATGAATGACATCTACACATCCTTGTGTTTGGGACTTGGGTTTTGAAGGTTGCGCCACAAGTCGGTCAGCACGTTCTACCCATTTTGTAAAGAATCGTTGAGTGCAGCGTCGGCCTTTCTTTTTACACCACCTTTGAGCCTTAACCAGTTCACCATCAATATCGACTCCGGTATTGAATGGATTGCGCTTTAGTTCTTCAAGAAACTCAGGGTGCTCTCCATTAATTTTTGTCTTTGTTTCTTTCTCTGACTCTGCTTCTGATTGTTGGACACCGTTGGACATTTTTGACTTAACTGTTTGACTCTCTTTATCTCTTTGGCGTTGTTCACGTTTCTTCTGAGCGAAATATTCCCTTCTCTCCTTATCATTAGCAAACCCGTGATACTTGTGATATTGCGGAACGAAGTAGATGTACTCCCCTTTTTGGATTAAACGCCTACCCTCAAATTCTTTTGAACGGCTTCTGGGATCTGGCGATTTGAAATGCTCGATTGCTTCAACAACACGGGTTATGTCTTCCCCGATGGTGTGAGAGAGAGTATCGGGATTTAGTTCCACCATCGCGTCCGGTTTGGTGTGCGCGATAACGTAACTCCAAAGCGCGAATATGTGAGAACCGCTGCCATACATTGAGCCAGTGAAGGTTTGCTCGTAGATTTTACCGTACATCGAGTTCGAATCGTCTCCGACATTTCCGGCATTGGATGATCTTGGGCATGGCGTTCTTGCCGATGTCGAACACGATTCCCATGCCGACCTGGGCCATTGGTAAACCCATTATCGGCATCTGCGCTTCGTGACCACACTCGCAGGTGTAGTCGATGTGAGTAGCCAATTCAGGAACCTTACCCCTGTCGATAATTTTCCATGTAGCTTTTCTCACTTAGTCAACCATCCTAACCGTTTGACATTCTTCGTCAACACTAAAATCTTCGTCTCAATTATTCTTTGGAAAGTTTCGCTTCATTCGCTTCCACCGTGTTTAGATGTGAGGCGTCGAACAGTGTTGGTTGGTACATGAAAGGTTTAGACCATTGATCAGCCATAGCATCGGCCACTCCTTGGAACGTGAGTGATCGTGCGTCCTGCCTGTCAATTCCGTTTCCGCGTGAGGTATCCCAATACCATTTACTGAACCATTTACCGGTAGATGTTTGAACTTTTGTAACCGGAACCACTTTTGTTGGTCGTAACGGAGGCAGGTTTTTCAGCCACAAGCATGTAGCCTTGGAAGCGTCGTGACCAAACCAAAACGGTTGGATTATTTGGTCGGGTTGCCGCCAAACTGTGCTCAGGTATCCAATCGGGTTTTCCAACGAGATTGAGAAGATCGGAGCAGCCCAAAGTTTCAGAGCAAATTCAACAGCCTTGTCTCGGTCAGATTTACGGTTGGGATAACGCGAATCGTATAGCCACCTGGCTCCTGTCGAACACAAGAAAGTGCATGGAGGATGAGCAATCATCAAATCCCAACCCTCATCCAAATGGTTCAGCGCATCATCTTCGATGTGCTTACCACTAGAAGGTCTAATATCGCAACTCCAGGCATCCCAACCATGAGCTTCAAACGCGTCCCTAACCCTTCGGTTCTTTTCGCAGACTACAATAACACGCTTCATCTCAATTCTAAACCAGGTGGATTCTCGTTACGTCTCTTGTATCCAAATTATGGAACGGTCGGAAGCAGTGTAGAACACAACTAAGACACTACTCCCGCCGCTCCTCCCCAAGGGTTTAGGTTTCACGAAAGTTGAAGCCATCATGCTTAGGTTTGAGGCGTCACCGAAACTGGAGACGATCTTCCGCGTTTCGGTTTTAGTTTCCGGGGATCATTTAGCTCCATCTCGTCTTGGACTCGTTTCTCTCTTGGAAGTGGTTCAGGAATGGCATTTGAAACTGGATCGTAATTCATCCACATCTCGCCTCCGGCCCATTTTCTGTAGAGATGTCCAGCTACTATTTTAGATTCTGGATTCTCCTTTAGGCATTTCCTGTACGCCTGTCCAATATCGTGAGCGTCGTACATCTTGGTTTTAACTTGTCCTTCAACCTCGTAATCAACTTGGTAGTTCATAATTTTAGATACCTGCATCCGCTGTTCCGCGATGCTGGATGTAATTTTTCACGTTTCGTAATCGTCGTCTCAATTCCAAAATGTAATCATGCTCACGGATCTGCACCTCGTCACTCGCTGCTTCCCAAGTCCTGATAAGCGCGTCTAACCCGTAGTATTCTTCTACTCTCCGTGCTGTACGTTCTTTATTGGCTTCTGTGGTACGGTGGCTCTTTGGGTTTATTTGTTTCATAAGAGGCCGTATCAGGTTGCTGACTTATAGACAGGCGTCGATCTTGCGTGCGAACTACGATCTTTCATTTGTCGGTGTTCCCCGGTGGGAACGATGATCTTTCTTTTGATTAAGGTATTGATGAGTGCTCCCCATGCGTTCGGATGTTTAGGTTGTCCTACATAGTATTCGCATCCGTTCCTAATATCCTCTCCAGTGAAATCCGAAGGTCCGTTGATAATAAACCAGCGCGTTGTGAAATCTACGCAGTCGTCCATCCAGTTCTCATTATTCTCCCGCACCAACTTCAGTCCTTTTTCTTTTAGTTGTTGGCCTGTATCCGAGTTCCTACCGTCAGGGATTTGAGGCTTAGGTTTATCGAACAACGGACCTAGTGTTGTGGCGTTGTGGTTACTTCGTAAGTGTTTCATATGCGATTACGTTTCCTTTACAGATGTTGGACTTTGATCGAAATACCAATAGCAACCATTAGCTTCATCACAGACATGCACGTAGGTTTCTCCGCATGAGCACTTCCATTTGTCTCCTTCTTTTCTAGTTCCCGACATAGCCCACGAATCAGCCTTAATTTCTTTGTCGCAACTATGTTTCATATCAGCAATCCGTGTTCTCTAGCCCAGAGTGGGTTGTTATGGATTTTTCGGTGGCACTCGTCGCATACTGCCAGAAAGTATTTTCGGTCGAGAAGTCTGATTCCTTCGCGGTGGTTCATGTGATGTATCTGCGTTGATAGTCCGTATCCATCGTGAGCTTCACAAAACGGATTGTCCTCTAAAAACTTTGCTCGGACTCTTGAATACTCACGGTTTTGAGCAGCGCGTTTCTTGCTGACCTTGCGTAAAGGAGTTCGCTTCATGGCTTTTTCATCTTTCCACTCAAGAATTGCTAGTTTTCCTTTCAATCCCGTGAGCCTACGCAATCTTGCGTTGAAATGTTTTTGGATGATTCGCAAAAACTTCGCCTGTCTCGTTGCTTTCGTTTGGGTCTTTCGGCTCTTATCCATAAATAATAAAAATAGTAGTAGCTATCGTAACACAAGTAGTGATAAGGCAGACAAGCAGGAAGGTTTTACGTTTGTCGAGCTTATCCTGCATTTCCGCCCGGTTGCGGTGGATGTCGTGAAGTAGTCCTTGTCCAAGCATTGTGATCATGGGTTGTAGTTCTTGGTTAATTTCCAAACTTTCAATAAGTGACTGAAAATCTCCCATGCTGTTTGTGCATCTTCATCCGGCCATTCGTGGATTCTGACTTGGCAATCTTCGACACCGATAAACACGTTTAGTAAACGATGGCGGAAAATTCCCAATCCCATGTCGTACGCTGCGAGTTGCCAGCAATGCTCCGGCCAAGCTAGTTGTTTACCATCTTCGATTCGTGCTTTAGTTTTGAAATCGCACACGATCTCGTCGTTGTGCCAGTCGAGTTTTCCACCGTACCCTAACGGGGAAGCGAATGAATGTTCGGCTTTGCCTTTGCGTAAATCAATTCCATATTGCCCCATTGTTTGCCCCAATGCGATGATGTGATCCATCCAATCAATTCGCCCATCTGTAACTTTGCGTTGAATATGATCTTCAATCGCAGCATGAAGTTGAGTTCCGCGTTCCATTGCTTTCTTGGACTGTTCTTCAGAGTCTAGGATCACCCGTTCAGCAAATGCGTCCGTGCTTTCATCCGGAAGTCGCGGAAGGGTTAAGGCAGCGTGGAGCATCTGTTGAAGTTTCCACTTTTGGAGTCCAGGTTTGGCTGCGATGTTGATTATCGCGGTCACGGATGGAACTAGGTTAAGTTTTCGAGCGTCGGCAATCGTGGTTGGGCGCATCCCGTCGCCTTTAGCTTTCTGGACTTCGTAACAAGGTCGTCCATCCTTGTGATACCAATGTGTAACTTCAGCTGGTAAAACTGCGCGTGTCTCGTTGCGTTCGTTGTCCGATACAGTGATGGAATTCATGTGATCTTTCTATCTCGTTTACGTTTTAGATATTGCCTCATACGAAAACGGTTGCACTCTTTACACACCCTACTTCCGTGGAACGTGTCAGTATTATGTTTAGAAAATTCGTGACCGCGTTTGCAATGGGTTATGTTTATGCCGTTCGGAGGTCTGAATCTACCCTTACTTATCGCATCTCTAGTGTTATCAGATTTAGTTCCGAGAAATAGGTGCCCTGGACGTACGCAACTCGGATTATCGCATTTATGCAGCACGCAGATTCCATGTGGGATAATCCATCGCCACAATTCCCAAGAAAATCGGTGAGCTTGCGTAAGTCGTCCATTTAGTCGGATTTGACCATATCCATTTTTATCTGTGACCCCTATCCAATTCCAGCAACTTTTGTCAGCATACAACGGATCAACTTTACTCCAGAAGCGTTGTTCTATTTTAATCATAAATCCTTCCCCACCTTTGCCAGCGTGTCGTCAACGTCCGACATTAACGCTCCGTTGAACCGTTGAGACTTGAACCATAAATCAACGCGGTTAAGCAATTCCACCAGCGGCTTTCGCACTTCAGAAAAAGAATCCAAGATGATCTGTCTGAGCGTGACTAATCCCGGAGCATCTTTCCGTTCGTATTCCTTGAACCAGCGTTCGGCTGCTTCGTGTGCTATCTCTAAATTTGTTTTCATGGTATGTGCCTCCACCATTTACGGCGTTTGATATTCCCGACTTGGCTCTGGCCGATACCAAAACGCTTCGCTATTTTAGCTTGTGGTAAATCTAACGCCCTGATTTCAATGACTTGTTCTGGACTTAGCCTGCATTGCGGCAACCGACTTCCACGAGCAATTTGTCCCCGCTGCATTGCGTCGTGCGCGTTATCTTTATTTGTTCCCGGAATGATGTGATCGGGATTTATGCACCACGGATGATCGCAGGTATGTCGGGCGACTATCGACGTTGGCTGTTTACCGTATCGCTTGAATAGAATGTGGCGAGGCAAACGCTGACCTTGCCCCGGCACACGATATTGAACGTAGCCTTTCGGATGCGATATGTGGCTGGTGCATCGAATACACGAACCATCGAAATGCCACTCCAAGGGTTTATTTTGTCGTCCCATGTTCTTTCTCCCATTGTGCTCTCAAATCCGCGTCATGCTTGTCGAGTGAGGAGAGGTCAATAGATTCTAGTTCCGGCCACTTCTCAGCCATAGCCCAAGTCCGCTTCTTAGCAGTTACTATCGCCGCCTGTGCCTGTAGGAGTTGCTGATAACGTTCATTGCTCTCAATGTAAAGACCACGGTTAGCTGATTTTAGTTCCTCGGATTCCTTTTCGGCAGCTTCCCGTTTCTCCCGCTCGGCTGCGAGTGCGGATTGGATAATTGATTCCACTTCAGACCCAGGTTTACCGATACACTCCAAGGCAATCCTACGAGCCGTTTGACCTAACTCCTGCCCAACCGCGTGAGAGCCTTGCTCTTTTGCAGCGTCTGAGGATTGAACTTTTGACGCTGCGTTGCCTAGCCGCGAAGTTTTCTTCGTCGTGCATAGTGTATCACCTTCCTTTCGCATTGAATTGTCGTCCGTAGCTGGCGGCTGCTGAATTTCTTTTTGTGTAAAGGTCTGCCGTAGTCGAGGCATCCCCGTGAGACAGGCGTTGGTTCATTGTGTTGCTCCAATCTTGCAGAGTTTGTTTCCGTACGGGAGTCTGCCTTCTAGATTCATGTGTTGTTTTCTGGTTACTGTTATTAAATGCTCTGGATTGACGCACGAAGGTTGACTACATTTGTGGTGTATTTCATGTCCAATCGGAATCTCACCGACATAGCGTTCATAAAATAGAACATGCGCTCCGATTACCTTCCGTCGTTTTACACACCATCCTCTACCGTGTCCGCTCTGATGGATGTGTTTAATCCATATCCAACAATCCGAGGAGAACCCGCGATTTTCTTTTTGGTACTCGACTTGTTTCTTCCAATGTTGCCGGATGTATTTCATAGGTTCGCCACGTTTGTATCCGCGTCGAGTTTCAGAAGAAAGCGAAGTTTTACTTCCATATCCGCACAAACATAATCCTGTTGGATTTTTAATCATTGGATTCCGTTCAGAACGTCCGCATCAAAATAGTTAGATAGTTGCGTGATCTTTGAGGGAGTTAGGTCTTCGACAGATAGTTCCCCTAGCATTTGTTTGAGCTTTAGAACCTCTATTGCGGCAGTCTGTGAATGCTGCCGTATGATGGCGCGTTGACGTTCATCCAGCATTGAAGGTTTACTCATCTGAAACTTTGATGTTCCAAATTCAGTAATCGGTGGTTTCTCAGCTTTCGGCCAATCAGGATCAACTTCTTGTTTTGGAATGTCAGCGGTTTTGACCGTTTGTGAAATGGTTGTGACTTTTGCGCGGTCGTCCACCTTTACTGACTCGTATTTCTTGCCGTTCTTGTTGCGGATCTCGCGTTTAATCCCGGCTAATTGATCTTTCTTATCGCGTCCAGCCTCGAAATGCAGACGTTTTCCTTCGTCGTTCTGCGTCCAGGCATCCTCGCACGCCCAAGTAACAGTCAATTCATTCGCGTGGTCGTCTTGAAGAATCAAATTCTGCAACCACCATTGTCCGTATTGTCCAACGTCCGTTTTCTGGTCGAACACCTTTTTGACCGTACCTTCAAACGAGCTTATTTGCTGACCGTTCTCTAGGTCGTTAATTTCCGAGAATGTCATTTGTTTCATGTTGTTTTCTTTCTGACTTTCTAACGTTAGCTAATCGTGAAGCGTGCTCGTCGCAGCGTACCTCGTCTCTGCCATTAATGTTTACTACCTTGGTTGCTGGTTCGCAGCATGTAGCCCATTCCGATCTGGATTCACACCATATCCGATGCTTAATCAAGAAGCGGTGGTAGCTTGATTGGGTTTCAGTCGCCATATTGCGCCTCGTTTGCTTCTCTGCGGTCCTCGATCACGTTTCCGCCGTGGTCGTGCAACTTCCAAAAATTCTCTTGTTCTTCTATGGAAGGGTACGCAACACCCGCAGCGTTAACGGCAGGGATTTGAGGCAACGCTTGACCGCACATAGGGCATAGTGGATTTGGCGAATCTGTAGCTTTCGGCTGTTCTCTGAACGGCCAAATTCCGATGACTTGTTCTGGTGGATTTGTGGTACTCATAGCTTCTAAATCCTCGATTCTGTCTTGTTCGTTGTTCCACTGTTGGAATTGGTTTGCTGTCCAAGCTTGTAGCCCTTTCATATTGGATAAAATTCCACCTTCCAATATCCGCTACGTTGCAAAGCGTCGTAGTTGCCGTTTCTATTTCTCATTGCATGAAACGCAGCTAATTGCCCTGGAGTTCCACGGCCTTCAAACTTCCATTTTGACGGATGCACTAACTCTTGAGCCATATTGATAGCGGATTCACGATTCGCGGCACGTTTTACGTGGCAATATAATTTTGATTCACTCATTGTGTGATCTCCAATTTGTGAAAGCTTCCAAGGCTGCTTGTCGAGCTTTTTCCCGTGCGTATTCGTTAAGCCGGATAGATTCGGCTACGAGTTTACACGCTTCTGCTAGGCGTTGCACTTGTGACTTCATCTTAATTCTAGGCTCGGTGACTTCGCTCACTGTCTCTTCATTTTCCAAAAACTCTTCAGGTTCAATCCAACGTCCTAGGTCAGCGTCCCAACGTGGGGGAGTAGATTCCAGGTGTTCGTTTACTTCTTTCATGGTGTTGTTTTCTTGTTTTCGTTTACTGATTTAGGTTTTCTAGTTTCCGCAATGTTAACTCGAAGTAATAACGCCATTTCGCGGTGATATTTCCTCGCATAATAGCGTTGGCATATCGGCGTTCGACTTCGCTTATTGGCAACGCTCTTAGTTTTGCTAATTGTTTTGCACTCATTGTGTGATCTCAATTCTAGGCATGGTGGATTTGGCGATTTGCTTGGCAGTTATCAAACAAGACCAGCAAAGCAAACAACCGATTATTGTGCTTAGGGTGGCGATAGTTAAGAGTTTCATTGGTTCTCCTAGTCTTTAAGAGCGTTGAACGCGTTTATGACTTCTTGCGAGGTTATGAGGTTCGCGCCTTTCTCGACAAATGGCCGGAGTGCTTCTGCTAGTCGTTTAGCGTGCGCTAGGACTTCCGGGCAGAGTATTTGGGCAGTCTTAAACTGTGCGTTTGCTCCGCCTGTCTCGTTGTTTACGTTTGGACTACCGGCATCTCGTAAACCTGAAACTGGTTGCGCTGTGTCGCGTTGTTCTGTCTGTGATTTTGCTGCCGCGTAGCTGATGTTTTGTTTACGTTGTAGTTCTACGGCTTGACGATGGATCGAACGTGAGGTCTCGCGTTGTTGTTCTTTGTGGATTGTTTCTTGTGTGTTCATCTTAATTCTAGGTATGGTGGGTTTGTGGTTTTGTTCTCTTATTTCTAAATAAATTCACTGCTTTCTGCTCCGATTGGCAGTCCCGGAGCAGTGGGGTTTTCTGTGTTCGTTCTTGTGGTGTAAAGTGCAAAGCCAGCGAACATCTAACGGCTTTGAATAATCGGGATGGTGGGCTTCGGATTGGACGTTACCGCATACCTCGCAAGGCAATTTGATTAGACGCCCATATTTAACCGCTCGCCTTGTCTTGCCTTGTGCCAATAGCTTTTCGCGGTTATTGGCACGCCATACGCGATGTGATTCAAGATATTTCTCGCGATTGGCTTCGCGGTAACGCCTGCATTTGGCTTTATTTGCTTCGCTTGCGTTCATATTCAAACCTCGTGCGCCCACCGCTTAAGGCGAGCGCACGCCCATCTGAACACTAGGCCGCTACCGATTCCTCGTATTCTTTCACCTTCACAATGTCTGTATAGTTCAGCGTGTTCAGTTGTTGAACGTCCAGGTTGCTCCAAAGCTTTGCGATCTTGTCTCTGTATTCGTCCACTAATCCGGCAGCGTAGAAGCAGGACTTTTGGATATGCAAAAAGTCTTTGCCTTTTGGCATCTGTTCTCCGCACATGTACTCGGCAATCCGTTTGACTGCGAAAAGCTTGGCGGCATCGCCTACGCTCGCAGTGTCGGACGTGTGATGTTCGTTGAAATCCGGTCCCCAACCGCGATGGCCTTTTTCTTCTTGTTTGCACATGGAATAAAGTTCATCACGATGATGAGTCCAGTCGATGTCGTTTAATGGTTTCAAGGCTTCAAAAGCCTTACGTGTCAATTTTAGGGTTTCTTGTGTGTTCATTTGTTGTGGGTTTTCTATGGGTTCAGTTTTGGGTTTTGTTTTCTGCGGTATTCGCGTCTTGCGTGTTTAGATTTGAGGCTTTGCGTTTAGAATAGCGGATTACGTTAGGTTTGTGTCCGATTAGGGTTTCAATCAGTTTTCCTTCCTTGATTAAGGTGTCGATAGTCGCGTTGTCTTGTCTCATTTAGAATTGCTCCGCTTCTTGTCGTGCTAAGATTGCGCCCTCGTAATCGTGCTCAAAGTGATCAGTCTTTAGGGTTTCGCGTGGCCATTGGTCGTAACCGCAACGTTTCACGAAATCAGATTGCCATTTGCGTTCTGCTGGATTTTGAGGTTTGCCAAGTCCAGACAAGATCTTAATCCGTTCAGGCGAAATCTGATCTTGCGTGGCCTCACATCTAGGCAAGGTGGATTCGGATTTAGGATTAGTTGTAGTCATATCAGATGCTTCCATGTTTAGGTTTTAGGCTACGATTTAATGCGTTTGCAGTGGCAGATTTGCGTGTTGTCTCCGAAAGTTACGCCATGCCAAGCGGATTGATCTGGACCAGTGAACCACACATCATAACGTTTTCCGGCCATGTTGTGGCGTCCAATGCGTTGATGATAGACGCCAAAAGTTAGACTTCCCGGCCAATTCGTAAGTTTTGCTTGGCCGTTATCGTCTCGCGTTAAGTAAAGGGCAGTTTTGCCTTCGTTTTTCATGTGCTCCACGTCACGATCAGCACAGCACGCATAGCAAAACGTTTTGCCTTGCGCGTCGCTGCCGTATCCGGTGGTAAAGTCTGAGTGTGGACTAGGAGCGTGACCACAGTCTAAAACTGTAGGCTGCTCGTTTTGCCTCTTATTATCAGAAACAGAATTCGTTGTGTTCATTGTAATCAATAGACCTTGTTAGATTGCCATATTGGAGCATTGGTCGATTCCGTTCAGTTTGTACCAGACTTGAACGATTGGCTGACCACTGCCGTTTATCACGAAAACAAAATCCTGTTTCCCGAAGTCAGGAACAAAACCTTGCTTCCGGCAAGCTTTGCGAACGTCCGAACGAAGCGAACGCGCACACGCATTGATGTAACTGCTATTAAGTTTGATTGGACTGTTTGTGTTCATGTAGGTAATAGACCTCTCTTATTGAATTTCGATGAATAGGGTTTTGAGGTAACTTTGATCTGCGCGAAACGGATCTGACAAGTCGCCACCGTCCGAATGAACGAGTGTACGCTTGCCATTGTAACGGCAGAACATGGGATTGAAGTTGCCGATAGATTCCAACCAGGGTTTGCGGTTAATCGTTTCAACAACCTCAAATTGATCTGTACGATGATGATTTAATCCTTGCGGATAACGTCTTACTTGAATCTGCTGTTTTGTGTTCATGCGTGTAGGTTAGACCATGCTAAACAGCTTTGCAAATTATTTATTATTATTTAGTTTCGCCGTTTTGAGGTGATTGGCATTGCTTATGCTTAGCTGCTTTGAATGCTTGCCATCGTGCTTTAGCGGCATTACGTGCCATTTCAATTCTAAGAGGGTTGGAAGCGCGTTTAGCTCCACCTTTCCTGCCAATATCCGAAAGAAACTTACGTACGTTCTTATCCATCTAATCAGCTAAGCATAAACGCAACTGCTTGGCAACACAAAAAGGTTGATGACGTACACAGTGCATGGTTGACTCATGGCACGATGTCCGCCACGCCACGACCAATTGCATGGATTAGAGATGGTGAGTGTATGATCTGCACAAGTCACGCATCCGGCAGTAATGGTTATCCGCGTACATATCGTAACGGGAAAAGCCTTACAATCGCGCGACAGATCCTAAATCGTAGGCTTGGCCAAACTAATTTAGTGTGTCGTCATACTTGCGACAATCGAAAGTGCATTAATCCAGGTCACATTATCTCCGGCACAATCGGAGACAATAATCGAGATACTTGGGAGCGCGGTCGCCATCCGTTATCAGGATGCTGTTATACACATAAAGGCGAAGCGCATCACAGCGCAAAACTCACCGAAAAACAAGTAATCGAGATTCGACAATTCATTCAAGACGGTACGCTTTCATTACGGGAAATTGCACGCAATTATGGCGTCGTATTAGACACAATTCACAAGATCAAATACCGCAAATCATGGAAAAACATCTAAACGGAGATGACGTAAACAGCGCATCGAATCAAGTGCAGCGTAGTGCGCCAGCGCGAGCGAACCAAAAAGTCAGTAAAGAAGCAATAAGAGTACTAGTACTTCAACACGGCCAACGAGAAGCCGCACGCATCGCAGGACTAAACGAAGACACCGTCTGCTCTTGGGCTAAACGCTACCAATGGAAAGCCGCAAGCAAACCGCAAGCAAAGACCGGCAACACGAGGCTAATTGAGAAGATCAGCGACGAACTAGCCGACAACGAGCGAGAAACCAGGTTGAGCTTGGCAAGGAGTGCGGCGAGAATGGCAAAAAAGAGTGAGACTGCAAAACTCCGTGATAGCCAACACGTTAAGAACGTAGCGCAGACCGCAGCGATTGTTCACAAGTGGGATCAGAAACAGATCCAGTCTAACGTCATGGTGAATGTGGCCTTGTTAGGGATCAATCCCTCGGAGGTTCAGGTTGATGGGCACACCGTAGTAGATGCTGAGTGACCTAGATGTTAGGCAACGCTAGATCAGAGTATCAAGACAGCGGGCAGACAAACAAAACGCGATAGCGGGCATCGTAGAGCGTTTACCTAGCTAACACAATAGACTTGGCCTGTCTCGTCGTCATGTTTGGGCTGCGTCTAAGCCTTTAATCCAAAGGAACTTAAGCATTCTTTTCCTAGCGTAGCCACACAGCGCACAAGGAGGCCGGGTAGAGGGGGATTTGGCGGGTAAGCGCGATAAAGTGCTCTCTCGCAAATTCTGTATTCAAAAACAAAGTTGTTGACATGGTATAACAAACGGTATAACGCGGTATAACGGATGGTATAACGATGACGAATGCGGAGAGACAGAGGAAGTGGATAGCGAAGAATAGGGCGTTACACAATTTGAGGCGTAGGAACAAGAGGAAGAATTTGAGCGGCAACGTGGTAGATCCTGCATTAGCCGAAAAGAGTTGTGGGACTTCGGAGACTACGTTGCCGACTCAACCATCTGTGCCGTTTGAGACGAAGAAGGTAGGGGAGTTTAGGATGTTGGTGGTGGATTCTGGGAAACCTGAAGCGGTATTGGACCATCGAGACAATTTGGGTATGGATGTCGCAAAGCCCGTGGTGCGTCGGAGTGAGACGGGTATGGTGATTAGTGAGGAGCAGTGGCAAAAACGCGAAGAGTACAAACGTCAATCGAAAGAGAGGGGTTTTGAACCGGATGAATACAGTCAAACCTAAACACATCCCTGAGAAGGAATGGAAGTATGCGGTGGAACGAGCGGAGAGGGCGCGACGGTATGCCGAACATTTCGGATTCCAAACCGATATTACGGTTACGACCAATCCAGAGGTTCGGTTTCAAGATCCTGCGTGGCAGTGGGAGAATGAAGTTAGGGGAAGATTTTCTGGGGTAGTTGGTGGGAATCTGAAGCCGTAGTCGAAACATGGAGGGAATTGAGATGACGCCAAACGTTGCAATGGGTGATACGGGAGTTCCGCTGCATGATTCGTGGAACTGAAATGAGTCAGTGTGCGTGGTTGCCAAAAGATTTTAGAGAAGAGGACGTTGAGGATCTTTGCCGTGGACTGAAAGGATTGAAATATGACACTGACCGAAAATAGATTGGACCTGGAAGAGATGAAATTCTGGACTACGTACGAAGAACTTCCAGACCTTGAACGGAGCGAAGACGAATTTGGGGTGCAATGGAGATTCTGCGGAGAAAATAGCGTGGGAGGAGAACTCCCAACATCGGGTACTGGGTTACCGTTTCATTCTCCCGCAGAGTCTAAGGGGTATTTCTGATTCCATTCTGATAATCTCCCGTCGCACCCGCAATCCCGGTTGAACGTTTTCCTGAACCACTTTTTGAATCTGTCGCTGTTCTCTTCTCCGATCACGCGTCTAACCACGTCCCCGATTCCCTTGTCCTCTTTGGTGGACAGCACCTTCATGGCTTTTGCCCACATCGGCCACTGCGCAAATGGCAATGCCACGCTGTTTTCTTCGTTAAAAACGTCCTGGCTAAAAATAAGTTCACGCTCACCGTTGGCGTCGATTCGATATTGCCTGATTTCCGTAAGGATCATAAAATTGTAACCGTAGCCGTTCCACCATGCGCGATTCCGTTTGCCCCGCCGCCGCATGAATTGGTGTTCGCAATAGGCAAACTCCAGTCAGGCGTTGAACCAGTGAAGATTGTTTCTCCTAAATGACTGATAAAACTCAAGATATAACTTCCTCCGAACAGTTCCACTAGCGGAAAACAAATCTCCTGCATTACATCTTCGGGTGTTCCTTCGCATATCGGACCATCATAACTGTGCAGTAGCGGAGCGTACGTTTCTCCTACAACGCAATCGTCAAGTGTCCACACGCACGATCCACCAATGTCCAAAGTTTTCGTGAACGTTCCTACAGTGGTATTAAAGTTTCCTTCCTCGTAAATCCTGCTGTGACCGCCACCAACGTCTCTGCAACCGCAATCGAAAATTACTCCGGTAAACTTAATGCTGATATGATCTGGGCACGGAGTCCTTGTAGATGTCTCCCCGCAGAATGGGATATTAACCGCGTACCCCTGCCACGCGCTGCCTCTAATGGTTATGTCCGAATCAGCCGAGATCCGAAGGTTATCCAGACGCTCCTCAAGCTGTTCTATTGAGGGTTCTGATTCACCTGTTGCTGGCCGCATGGGTTTTCTCTAGCGATTGTGTACCCTTTATCGAAACTTCCGGTAACATTCAAGTTATCCCCAACAAGAAAAAATTTGGACATCGCATCGGATATGTTCTGCATCTGCTTCATCAAATCCTGAACCCCAGTCGGAATCTTCGGGAACCCTCCGCGTAATAACCCGTCTCCAGCCGACATTATACGAAATCCGTTTATGGCTTTTTCCATGTTCTTCACCCTATGGTCAGGCGGCATCTTTTCCCGATTCTTTTTCTGTTGCCGCAACCACTCGTCGTTCCCTGATGTTGTTACCCGATGTCTCCTGACAGGAATATTCCCAACGTCCTGCTCCGAAAAATCAGATTCACCGGGTTGTTCGTCGTCAATCATCGCATTACTACCGATTCAGTGACGATCTTCCACACGTCTTTCTCTTTTTCAGGAGCCACGGTAGCAGCAACAATATGCTCCACCCCTTGCCACGAAGCGATATACTCTGTGTACGAAGGGGTCGTTGCAGGCCAGAACAAAGTGCCAAACGTAGTAATATCATCGTGCAACACCATCCCTGAGTACGCGAGAACGGTAATGTCGTTCAAAGTGCTGATAACAATGTTCTCCGGGATAATATCTTCCACAGTGATAACCGGGGTAGTGGAAGAACTCACCCACCACGTTCTGAGTTTGTGCTGGATTAGTTCGGCATATGAACTACGAACATAATATCCGTACGGAGCAGGGGTAAGTAACCCAGGGAATTTGAACGGCTTAAATTCGTACGTGATTAGAGCAGTACTTGAATCGACGTATAACGGAGCACTTTTACTGACATTAACCTTTTGGGATCGCCAAATATCGAGGGCTTTAACCTCGCTCACCCACCCGAACACACCTCCGGGGTTTGGGTCCTCGGAAGTCCCGCTTACCACTACTTGTGTGGTCTGATCGTATTCCTCTCGTAAATTCTCATCCCATAACCTTGAGGGGAGAACACCCCACGCTACTACACCGTACCGTGAAGCAGTCTCCTTGAACCACATCAAAAATTGCCCAATCTCCCGCACCTCGCTTCGTACTACGCTCTCACCCTGATCGACAATGAGGACCGAGTTGTGCAAAGTTCGGATGACTTGGAGTATCCCACCGCCGTACTCCTCGGTGGTCTCGTAGTTGGTCTGGATAATTGGAAACCCAACGCCACCTAAACTTTCTACCGTTACCCGTTTCAGCAGTTTTTTGTACTGAAGTTCTTCCCTGAAAAACTCGCCTGCTGCCAGAGTTGGCATTGAGGCTATACCGGCAACAATGTGAACCACGGTCGTAGTTGGAATAGCCGCCCTAAATTCCACAGGAATGATACTCTCAGGAATCCGCACCGAAAAAACAGCACGATCCAATTCGTCTTTAGTCGTGATTACTTCTTGTGAAACAAGATCGGAAACTGCTTCCTGTTCAGTGGTGACAATCGTTAATCCAGAAGGATTAGTGACGTTAGGGGTAATCGTTCCCTCGTCTTTAAGTTCCTTGGTTGAAACTGAGATTTCTTCGTCATCGCTGACGTTGGCTGAGGGTATTACGTTTCCGGTGTTGACTTCTCTGGTCTCAACCCATTGCCACGAGACTAGGTTCGTCCCGTCAACGTCCGTAAAATATTTATGCGTCCACGTTGTTCCAACCAAGGTTTCTGCTGTGACACAGGAAGCAGTCGCGGTGTACGTCTGGGTTTTATTGACTACGATGCCATCAGGATCGGTGCGGGTGGACTGCATCGGGTTCCCTGGTATCGGACGGCACTCCACCGATTCCTCGCAGATTACGTCAATGTCAGTGGGTTTCTTGGTGGTTTTACACCATGTCCCACTGTTGATTGATTCCCCAGTAGAAATATCAGCGCATAACTTTCGGGTGGTCGCCGTGGTTAACGTCGCTCCGTCAACGTCGAGCTTCGTTTCGTAGAACGTGGGGCCGGGGATCGTCTCGTAAACCCTCGTGACTTGAAGATACTGGGCGTAAAACTCCGAGTCTGGCGGGTACAACCCAGCCTCTTCTTTGACTAGAATCGCGGTCTGCGGTTGGACGTACGCTACTCCTGTCGCCCTATCTCCATTAATCGGAGGGAAAACCCTAAACTCAACGTTCTGGGTGTACCCTTCCCCGCCGAAATCCAAGACTACTTCCGTGATTGACCCGTCAGCATTTACTACTCCATGCCCGATTGCGAGTGTAGTGGGTTCGGTAGTAGGAAGATCGAACTCTACCGTTGGGTACGCACCGTTCGCATACCCGGACCCGACATTGGTCATTACGGTTTTGTATAGTGTTCCGAGAGGTGTCCCTTTTACGCGAGGCGCGTACGTGGCACGGGGTTCGCGGTACGTCCGAATAAAGATTGGGAAACTGTTGTCTTCTCCTGAGTATTTTAACGCCCAGTTAAACCAGTCGGGAGAAGTCTCGTCTGAGACCCATGTCCTCAATACCCATTTCTCATCACCTTGAACCGGAGCTTGTTTACCTAGACGGAATCCTGAATAGAGACGTTGATTAGGGTGGGGTGCGCCTACATCGAGAGGTGTATAGGATGCAACCTCGCTGTTCCAAAATTCGAGGAGTCCCTGGTCAGCCTTGTTCGGGCTAATCCACGAAATGATTGGGACTTCTGGCGGCGGAACTCTTATCGCCATATGCTAGTTGACTCCTTTGATAGGGGGCGGATAATAGGGCATGACGATCAAATCTCTTTCAGATCTAGATGTTCCGTCTCCGAGAACCGGAAAAACAATACGGGAAACATTTTCATCCAGTTTTGCAGTTGATCCAAAAACCGGATGCTGGAATTCACGAAGCCTCGACCCAAAAGGTTACGGGAGAATCCCTTCAGGGAAAAGAGGAATGAAACTACTATCGCATAGAATCTCATGGCAAATTTTCAAAAACGAACTCCTTGTACCATCCATTTTCGTTTGTCACCGTTGCGATAACGCGGCGTGCGTAAACCCAGATCATCTGTTTAAGGGTACACAACTCGATAATATAAGAGATCAAGTTTCTAAAAATAGACAAGCTAAAGGTAAGACCAACGGCCAAACCAAACTCACTGAATCCGAAGTTCGTGAAATACGTGCTTACGGATTTAGTAAGTCCGAACGTAAACTTGCAAAAGAGTTCAGGGTGTCCAAGGGGGCGATCTATCCGATAAGGCACAGAATTACATGGAAGCACATCTAAGGCTGGCATTTCGTGTGCGATATTAAATTATGGTTGACGGATAGCAATTCTAATTTACGATGCCCGTTACCTACAGCAGATGGAAACAATCCAAGTGAAGCTGAGTGATAAGATCGTTACTGCCGAAGTTCTTCGGATAAATCCCAAAACCCTTTGGGTACGTCTGCCTGATGGTAAAATCATCAAACGCCATAAGGAAAAACATCTACCCAAATTATGACACTCTCAATCCGAGATTGGAAAGTCAGAGTGCAATCACGCAAGGTGAAACCGGAGCAAGTGTTTATTCGGTTCGGAATGTGGGACACTCGCGCAAACGTTTCCTATAACCATTCCACGAAAGAGAAGGAACGCGGTCTCTCGGTGTATCCTGCCAAATGGGAAGGTGACGCGATCACACTGGACGAATCAGAAGTGGTCGCTGAACATCCCGATCTCCCAAGTCGATATGCTTTCCCCGTGACTGGAACGATTGTCGGGTATGTCTCTGACGGTGAGCCTGTCCTTAAAGGCGTGCGAGTACTTCCGTATCCGTTAAACCTAAATACAAAAAGAATATGAAGATCATCGCTCTATCAGAAATTAGAATTGAGAAAGACCAGTATGTAGATCAAATGTGCATCGTAAACCCTGACCACATCGTCAGCGCACATCGAGGTCTCATGGAAAAACCTGGTCCTCATTTAATTGGAACCGAGCACTCACGCGAACTCACCCAAATTTCGTTGAGCGGTAAAAATCCTATCTTCGTAAACGAGAGTATTGAAGAGATCGTAAATCTGATTACGAAGTGAACGTTTGCGTTTCCATAGCCGAACACGAAATCCAGATGGCAAATCGCTGGATGGATTGGGTGATTGAACTCGGTGGAACAGACGGGCATCATCTACATCTGATCCCATCGGTAGGAGTGGACATTTCAACTCTTATTCCCAAAGCAAATCAAGCATTTGGAGGTCGAGTATCAGTAATAAAAGACGAAGAAGGACAGAAGAGTGACTGGCAAATTACTCAACCCATGCGTTCCGCGTCAGGACCAAACTCAGCCTTCCGGCAAGTGGCATGGCACTTTTACATGAACAAGTTGGGTCCGTATTTCTGGTGCGAACTGGATTGTATCCCGATTAAAAAAGGTTGGTTGGATGTTTTGGAAGCTGAATACAATGCGTGCGGCAAACCATTCATGGGTGCGAATGTCCAGATTGAATCTGTCCCTGAACACATGAGCGGGAACGCGATCTATTGGAACGTTCCAGAACAAGCGTCAGGACTAGTGAAAACGACGAACTGGACCCCAAGAGGCCAGAATCAATCGTTTGAGTTAGCGTTCGACATCGCGGGTGCAAAGCATGTTCTGCCCAAAGCGCATTTTACAAACCTGATTCAACATAAATTTAGGTTCAAAGGATTTGAGAGTAGATTAGAGTTCGACGCGGTGATAGACCCGAACGCGGTCGTGTTTCATTCGGACAAAAAAGGAACGATCTACAAATATCTACGAGAGAATTTGAGCGGCAATACTGGGGTTGCTCATCGTGCAGACGATGGGGCGGAGAGTGGGTCTCCGCCTGCTCAAGCATCTGTACCGGAATGGCAAGGTGGCAACGATCCACGGGCGTACACTGACGAGAGCGGTGTCGAACGTTGCAAATCAGGATTAGGGAATACAACTTCTTCTGAAACCACAGTAGTAAACAAAACCTTCACACCTGGACTTGACGAGATAATTGCCCAAAACGCAGTCATCAAAAACGGTCTCCCTGCCATGTCGCCACCATGGGAGAACAAAGAGGACACTGAGAGAGACATCAAGATGCTGTGCGACACACTGAAACTTTTCTGTGGTGCGCCTGTGTACAAAGGCAGGGTGCGTGAGGCGTTACGGGAAGCGAATATCATCAAATGATACGGGTTGTTCTATTCGTATTTTTCAGTGCAGTCGCGCTCGCGTGTTTCTCGATAAATCTAATGTTCGCGTTGGACAAGGTTTATCATTTTCTCCCGATCAAGTGACCTGCTCTATCCTAATAAAAAGTTTCCCGAAGGATTTTGGCTGGCTATCGTACTGTCTAAAAAGCATCCATAAATTCGCGTTAGGTTTTGAGGAAGTGGTTGTCGTTATCCCCGAAGGCTCCGATTTGCCGTTGACTGCCGAACGATTAGTAAAAGTCCACGAACCAGGCCCATCCGCAACAAACGCCGGTCATCATGGAGCAGGGTACGCTTTCCAGCAGGTGGTCAAGATGAACGCTGACAAGTATTGCAAGAGCGATTTCGTACTGCACATCGACAGCGACACGATTTTTACTCGCCCGGTTAATCCATTGAGTTTCATATATCAACAGGCGTCCGTCTGCGCTGATGGTTCCTGGGTGGAAATGAAACCGATGTGGTTAATGACACCGTTCAAGGACATTCTGCCTACGGACAAAAACTTGGTGGCACACGTCGAAGCAATGCGGAATTTCTCAGGGATAGACCCGGAGTTTGAGTACATGCGCCGGATGGGACAGGTGATTCCACGCTGGGCGTACGGATGTTTCCGTGAGTACTGTCTATCGAAGCATGGGAAAACGTTTGAGCAGTATGCAATGTCGCAGGGATTTAGGGGAATTAGCGAGTTCAATTTAATTGGTCAATTTCTGCATAGAGAATTTCCGAATTTTATTCACTTCCATGATACGCGGTTTGGTGTTCCAGAATCAGTGGTGATGCAGAGTTGGAGTTGGAACGGGATCACGCCTGAGATCAGAGACAAAATGGAGAAGATTTTAGCGTGACGATTACCCTTACATCTAAAGAGATAGAGGAGTATTCAAATCGCGTGTCTCAGTGGCATTACGATTGTATCACCTTTATTCTTACACATTATAGTCCGAGAGATTTTCCGACAGCATTTCAAGATCGTCCAACCGATCATTTACTTGAACTACGACGAAGATTTGAGAAGGAAAATCCCAAACCGGATTGGAGAACTTTATTGTGAACGTTCTCATCCTTGTTCTCTCAGCCCGACGAGATCCTTGGGGAAATCTCATGGACGCTTCAATGGAGACTTGGGATTCGGAGGATCATCCACAAACCAGGACGATATTCTACTGCGGACGCTCGCAGAATCCTTCTACGGACAAGATTTTCTACTCACCAACACGCGGAGAAGAACTTGAAGATGTATCCCCGCGCACAATCGAAGCACTTGAAAAAGCTGTTTCTATTCCAGACTGGGATTATCTAGCCCGTCCACACTCAAGCACGTACGTACACAAACGGAACCTCGTAAAATTCTGCGAAACACTCCCGAAAGAGAACGTGGTCTGCGGGTGTATGACAGGTGGAGAGCAACCTTTTATCTGGGGAGGATGCCATTTTCTGTTCTCCCGTGATGTGATTGAGGGAATGGTAGCGAACAAAGACAAATGGAACACGAACGTAATGGACGACCAAAGCATTACGCTCATGGTAAATTTACTGGGAGTTCCCGTAATGGAAGCGCACTCAGCTACGGTAAATATGACGCCGAACGGGTATCTTTTAATGGTGTACGGTCACGGAGAAAACTTCGAGTTCACCGATTTCTCTGATATCAACAAAGCAGAGGGACACTTCTTTTTCCGTTGCAAACAAGATTTGAGAAGGCATGAAGACGTAAGGATCTTCCGCGAACTCCACAAACACCTGAAATGATCTCAACAATCGAAAGCAAACAGCAACAGCTAATCAACGGGTTCTATCAGACCGGAACTGGAAAGGAACAGATTCTACTTCTCGGTTCGTGCCGGACGCTTCCGTACCTTTCATATCTAAAACGATGGAACGATACGAACGGAGACCGATTCACGATTCGCAGGATTGACGCCTGTGATTGGACTGTTGAGAACGTGAACATCGACTCATTGGAAACTGATGAACGAATCCTGAAGGTTATCCGGGAGGCCGACATCTTCATTCATGAACATCTTGAGAGTTACGGGTTCGTGAACACCGCGAAGGACGCACCGAAAAACATTTACCAGTTCGGGATGAAAGCTGCTACTGATGTTTCGATTCCCAACTTTCACGACGTATTTCTGTTTGAGGGAGACTACACTTCATGCGGGATACCAGTACCAGATGGATACATCCCCCGTGGAGAACTGGAGGTCGAACGATTCTGTTCCGTGTGCGAGATGAGCAGTTTTCCCGAAATGGCGTCATACTTCCGTGATAACTGGCGCAAAATCCGGTTCTTTTGGAGACCCAACCATATCAGCGCAGCGTTTAGCATGTACATCTTTCGACGGATGAACAGTCGATTCCTGAACCTCAAACTCACGGATGAATTTCTGGAAACGATAAAGACCGAAGATTTGTTTAAAACACCATGCACTGAGGTAACTCAACGCGACATTGACGGATACAGATTGGAGTGGAGATGATTGAGCTTCGCTGGAAGTTAGACCAGGAACATCCTGAGGAACTTAAGGACAACGCGCCACTTGACGCTTACACGCTTCAATACCGACTGATGCAGTATGTGAACGCCAACATAAAATGGACGGAATGGAAAGATGTACCGTTCGTATCGGAGGACAAATGATAGACCAGAAAAATCGCTACGGTTTCATGCGGGAAGTTGAGGCTGATTTACTCGATCAACTTCTTGCTCAGATAAAAGTCCAGTTTGGAGAGATCAAAGGGATTGAGGTTGGGGTGTTCGGGGCTGGCACAACCCGTGGAATCTATCGTTGGGGGAAAGAGCACGATTGTCCCGTATCATTAATAGGCATCGACTTTGAGCAGTATCGACCGAATCCAACGCCTGATCCAAACTACAATTTCATCGCTAAAGATTCGATGGATGCGTGGAGGGAAATTCAGGGTCAGTACAACTTTTTGTTCGTGGACGGATGCCACTGCGTGAATCATTCGATGTGCGACTTCCTAAATTACTCGCCATTCGTTCAAGTTGGTGGATTCTGCTTGTTCCATGACACGGCACTCCCTACGTCACTCGGAAAACAGGAACAGGAAAAGTGGCCACAAGATCATTCGTATGCTGGTAAACCTTCGTCTGTTCTAGGAGTGCGCGAAGGGCTGAAGAAACTTGGATTACTTCAGGGATACAGAACGGACTGGAAATTGGTTGAGGAGGTTCCGAGCGATACTGGGTTAATGGGTATGGTTCTACTGCAAAAGACCAAAGAGTTATGAAGATGGAACTAGATTATTATTGGATGCGTAACGTTAGGTACTCGATTTCTGTCCCAATGATTTCACCTACTGGACACGCATTTAATGGTGCGCGTGGACATTCAATCTGCGTCACTTGCGAAAAACCAATGCCGAAGTGCTGGGACACTGTTTGTCATGTCTGCGGAGATACGTCTTGCTACGCTCATTCGTACCGTGATGATAAGTATTGGTACTGCGAAAAACACAAGCCTGAATGAAAGTCGCGGTTGTATTCGTCCGAGTCGTTACTAAACCCGAGTACGATCACGGAATTAAACGTCTAATAGATTCGATTGCTAAGTACGACGCGAAATATCCATACGAGGCGTACATCATCAACCGATACGCTGATGCGAGTCCGAGAGACTTATTCGGTGATATAAATTACAGCGTTAAAATCCTGCGCTACGACCAAGGCGGATGGGATTGCGGAGCGTGGCAGTTCGCAGGGAAAAATATAGACGCTGACCTTCTCGTATGCTTCAACTCCAGCACCTATATCACCGGTGATGGTTGGCTAAAAAAGTTTGTGGATGCTGTGGAAAAATATGGCGACGGACTCTACGGACCCCTAGCTTCATACGAGATTCAGTCACACATCAGGACCCCCTGCATGGCGTTTCAACCGTACGTGGTTCAAGGGTATCCGCACGAAGTTCTAAGCAGGGATGACACCTGGCGGTTCGAGGTATTCGGGTTTCCACCTGAAAACATCAACTTCACGCAATGGGTCAGGAATAAAGGATTACAGACACGACTTGTAACGTGGGATGGCGTGTACGATTTGACGGATTGGCGAACACCTCCAAACATCTTCAGGCGCGGCGACCAAAGTAATCTGATCGTTAAAGACCGGCACTGTGAGGCGTACGAAATCTCGGATGCGGAAAATAAGCAGAGATTGGAACATCTAGCTGACGGACGATGAGAATACTCTGTGTCGGTCAGACGGGGTGGGTTGGGAAACACGTATGTCGCGTATTACGGGAACGTAACCATGAGGTCTTGGATAATCTGATAGAAGAACCAGAAGCCATCATTTATCTTCCGTGGGCTGGACTTCCAAACTACGAAAGCACCGATCACTACCATAATCTTCCGTGGCAAAAAGAGTTTCTCCATGAAGTGGTAGATAAAGGGATAAAAAACATCACGGTCACCGGGACGTGCCTAGAGACCGTCTCAATCCCTCCTCACTACGCGATAGCCAAGATGGCGTTGCGCGATTGGTTGTTCAAAATTCTTCCCGAAACGAAGTGGGCTAGGCTTTGGTATCTGTACGGACAAGGGCAACCCGATCACTGTTTACTTCCGAGTATCAGAAAAGGTATCGAAGAAGGTAAAACGGACTTTCACGTCATAGACGGTGAACGGGATTTTATCTCAGTTGAAGAAGCATCAGAATGTATCGTAAAAATCACAGAGCAAAGGTTTGTCACGGGAATAATTGACGTGTGCTCTGGAACAGCGACTCCGGTGTACAGGTTCGTTTCAAACCAGATTAAACGCAGAATCCTTTTAACATTTGATTACCCCATCCCATCGTACGAACCGTTCAGGTTCCACGGAGACAGAACAAAATTAAATGACATCCTCCAACGCGCTAACTAGCTGTCTCTGTTGCGAGTCTCCGTTGAGGTCACTGATCGACTTTGGGGACATGCCGTTGGTCAACACGTACAACGTTAAGACTACATACCCACTAGCAGTCAATCGGTGCGTGGCCTGTTGCCATCTGCAACTGAATGAATTTGTTGATCCCAAGATTCTGTACCGTGATTATTCGTACTGTTCCGGCACAGGCAGAACGGCTCTTGATTATTTCAGGGACTTTGCGCGTACGGCTATTTCGTACGTCCCAACAGCCAGAAGCGTTTTGGACATAGCCTCAAATGATGGAAGCCAGTTAGACGCTTTTAAAGAGTTAGGATTACAAACATTCGGGGTTGATCCGGCTCTTAACCTTGCCGAGATAGCGATGGAAAAAGGGCATTACGTCAGGACTGAGTTTTTCGAGGACATAAGGCTAACGGTAAACAAGTACGACATTATCACTGCACAAAATGTAGTCGCACACAGTCCGAGACCATTAGAGTTCCTTGTTAATTGCAACAGGATTATGCACAGTCAATCCCGACTATTCATTGCTACGTCTCAGGCAAACATAGTTGTGAATGGAGAGTGCGATACGATCTACCATGAGCACGTATCCTATTTCAACGCGCATTCGATGGCAAAACTGGCTGAACGCTCAGGGTTAATCCTTCTGGATATAGTGATGCACGATATTCACGGTACAAGTTACGTGTTCGTTCTTGGGAAAACCGGGGTTCCATCTATCCGAGTAAAACAGAGAATGGAATGGGAGCAGGTCGTAGGAATGTTGTCCATGCCCATCTATAATTGGTGGAAATCGCACGTTGAAGAAAAGATCAAAAGAGTGGGTGACACCATTAAGGACTACGCGGAGAACGGATATTATACCGTGGGTTGCGGAGCAGCAGCCAAAGGGATCTCAATGTTGAACATGGCAGGTGCTAAACTGGATGCGCTGTACGATAATACTCCCGCCAAGATGGGAAAAGAAACCAGTGGAATGCACATATGGCCTTTTGAGAACATCAAGAATTTGACCAACGAGAAAGTCCTGTTCGTGATTCTGGCATGGAATGTTGGACGCGAGATAAGGCAGAGAGTTTTGGAACTGAGGGACAACAAAGCAGACGTGTTCATTGAGACTAGATGACAGAGGATATTCAATTCGGGATTAACTGGACGAAGATGGCGGAAAAACTCGGTCAGAAGTATATCCCTCCGGTTCAACGCCATGCTTGGTGCGCGTATCACAATGTTGGCAATGGCGCGTTTTGGCATCGGAGAGAACGGATCTCAGCTTTTTGGCCTGACAAATACGAATCCCACGAATGGTCTGACCGAAGATTAAGGAGTGGCTGCGATTACAATTGGGTGGGCTGGGCTGGTCCGGGAGGATGCGGAAAGACCACGGATGCCGCCGTGCAAGGCCTAGAATGGTGGTTACAAGCCCCTGATCGTACAGCCGTAATAATGTGCTCTACCACCATGAAGATGCTCAGGAAGCGAATCTGGGCGCAAGTAGCGCATTACCACCAGAGTTTGCCTCAGATCAATGGAGCGTTCTACGGTGAGTTAATTGATTCAGACACCATGATCCGGTGGAAAAAGGGAGACACGAAGAATGGCATTTTTGGCATGGCAGTCGAAGAAGGTCCGATAGACGAGATCATAAACAACTTGATCGGTATTCATACTCACAGGGTTTGGTTGATGCTGGACGAGCTTCAAGGGGTTCGGGAAGCGATCATAAAAGCGACTCGGAACATGGCAAAAAATCCCGTGTTCAAGTTTACCGGGATGGGAAACCCTGAAAGTCAGGATGATTTACTAGGGAGGATATGTGAGCCGATTGGAGGTTGGGGGAAATTCGATGAAGATATTGATTCATGGGAAATCAATCCGGGTCCGGTAAAAGGCAAAGGTTGGTGCGAACGGTTCGACGGCAGAAGGAGTCCAGCCATTTTGGACATAGAGTTTTCCAAACGCAATCCGTGGATGATTAACCAGGAACAGATCGACAACGATCTGCGTTCGGTGAAGGGAAACGATAAAGACCCATCTTATTGTAGCCAGACATTGGGATTGTGGCCGCGCACAGGACTTGAATCTACCGTTCTTGACCTTCCGATTATTGAGAGGTTTAACTGCCGAGAAAAAGCTACTTGGACGCATGGATTTACACGGGTCGCAGCTTTAGACCCAGCGTTTACAGAAGGGGGAGACAAAAAGATTTTGCAGTTTGGGAGGATGGGAGAGGTCCACGATGACGAAGGCAAACGTTGGGTGATAATGCTGGATGAAACCGTGGACGTGCCAATAGACGGAACAGGATCGAAACCCGTCGAATATCAAATACTGGAGTTCTGTCGGGAAGCCTGCAAACTCAAAGGGATTGCACCATCTAACTTCGCAACCGACAGTAGCGGTATCGGGCGAGGTCTGAAATCGGTGTTCGATGTTGAGTGGGGAGAAGTCGAAGGGGTAGAGTTCGGGGGTAAACCGACAGAACGTCCGGTGGACGAATCCGACCAGAAAAAGTGCGATGAAGCGTACGACCGGATGAGCACCGAACTGAATCTCGCTGTTCGGACATTCGCTATGGCAAATGGATTGAGGGGACTAGGGAAAGAAGCGGAATCCCAGTTTTGCGCTCGTAAAACGATCTACAAAAACAAGAAAACGGTGGCTGAAAAGAAGTCGGACATGAAACTTCGCACACAAAAGAGTCCAGACGAAGCTGATGCTGTGGCTATTCTAGTTGAATTGTGTAGAAGAAAAGGAGCAATAGCATCATCAATCGGTGGTACTGTGAAACAGGAACAGCACGAAACGAAATATCACGGGAATCAGGACGAGTTTTCCTCTGAAAATTATCTAACATTCTACTCACTCCATGCCTGACGAAGAATTTCGGTACACATTAGAGGCGCACAGATACACCAAATGGCAGCGTATCAGGATTTGGTTCAACGGAGTTGTCGAAGCTATCAAGACTGTTCCTAGCAAAAGTTACAGTGAATGGATTCTTCTGCACCCCGGAGACACTAGATACGAGACTGCACCGTGGCGTAGCATAATGCACAGTAATCCGTTGAGATATAAATACGAAAATGGGGAGTGGATTCAGGTTAATCCGAGTGAAGAATCAACCGAAATAAATCTAAGTTGTCGCGATGCTTAAACTACGACCATCAAATACCACTCCTCCAGATAAATTCCGTTATCTGTTCCATGACGGACACGTTGAACACGCATTCGGGCATCAAGAATGGATAGATAAAGTCACGAAATACGCCACGGACAATGGGTATCCAATCCCGACAATAGAAGAAATGGAAGATCAGTACTGCCGCACGCTTTCGGGAGAATGGTGTACGGGTGGTGATGATTACTCGTTCGTAAGCACAAGGTTCACTTTTGACGATTTCTTGCGTGGAATGAAAACGTTGAGCGAGTTTGTGGTCAAAGATCAGGTGGTACCACAAGAAACCGCTGAGGCGCGGGCGTTAATCTGTAGCCGGTGTGTCCTAAATATGTCGATACCTGGATGTCATTCATGTACCGGACTGGCAAACGCCGTGGTAGCGATCAAGGGAGCGAAAACCACAAAGCACGACCATTTACTCAAATCATGTGGGATTTGTCACTGCTCAAACGAAGCTCAAATCTGGTTGCCAATCGAGACTTTAGCCAAAAGCACGACTCCAGAAATGGCTGAGAAATACAAGCGAGTCCATGAGTGTTGGAAAAATGATATTGTCAACACCAAAGAGATAGCGTAAACACCGTTAAACCTTGGCTACTGATCCTGTAACGCAGATTATTGACCCCCCGTTAGCACTTCTTGGGTTAGAATCGCCATCGGGTAAAGCTCCAGAATCCCGACTCCAAAACGGTCACGACGCGAGAAGACTTCTCTGGGCGTGCCTAAACGAGGACACAATGGGTGGACGTTCTATGGAACGCGCCATTGTAAAAGGATTGGTGGATGGGAACCCTCCCTATAACGACCAAAGAAAAAAGGCAGAAGGCAGAGGGTGGGAATGCAATCTAAACTTCATGGAGGGACAGGCGATCATGGATTCTTCCGCTGTCCCGTATTACGCCCTCTTCGCTAACGTCCCATATTACGCGGATTGCAAAACTGCGTTTCAACCCGATAACCCGGAACATGAAACGTGGAATGCCAAGATCACTGCTGGGTTTACGAATCTTCTAAAACGTTGGCCGCAATTTAACTGGAACATCCAACAAGTTTCATACTGGATGCGGTTGCATGGAATTGGCCCCGCGTTTTTCGACAGGGAAGGCGATTGGCGATTCAGGGGGTTGGAGACTGGTAATGTCCTCGTCCCAAAGGGTAGCCCAAGTTGTGTGGATGATAGGATTCCATTCCTAATTATTCGGATGCCGTACCGGATCGTAGAACTATACGATTGGATTAAAGACCCTGAAGCCGCCGAGAAAGCAGGGTGCAACGTTGAAGCGATTCGTAGAGCAATCATGTACGGGATGAAAGGTCTTGCCCCTGCCGGGTCTCTATGGTGGGCGCAAGGTTGGGAGTACTACGAGAGATTGATTTTAAACAATGATCTTTGCGTGTCGTACACCGATTCTGACCTTATATTTTGCGCTCATATTCTAGTTCAGGAATTTGCCAAGGTCGGGAGTCCAAAAAAGATCAGTCACTTTTTGTTCACGGAACACGAAGTTGTAAATACTGGGGGTCAACTGAACGTAGATAACAACGATAAAGATAGATCTTTCCTGTTTGAAGACCCGAACGCTTACGATTCGTTTACCCAGTGTATCGTAGCCTTCTTCCAAAACACCGGAGACGGTACATGGCATTCGGTACGAGGACTGGCGATGAAAGCCTTCAAGCACCTGGAGGTCTCCAACCGTCTTAAATGTCAGACTGTAAATAGAGCTTTTCTCGATTCATCCCTGATCTTCCAGCGCGGCACAGGTAGAAACAACGAACGCACTTCTCTGACCGTCTGGGGATCGGTGGTTAATATCCCCGCTAACGGTGAGATAAAACAGATCGCGGTACAGGGTGGCACTCAGGGGGTGATGGAAGTGGACCGGATGCTCACCAATCATCTCGCCAACAACATCGGGATGTTCAACCAAAGGACTCTATCGCGTGAAGACGGAAAAGGCGAGCAACCTACTGCTACTCAGATCAATCAACAGGTGGCTAAAGAATCTACCCTCAGCGAAGGGCAGATCACCTTGTTCTATCAGTATCTCGATACGCTTTACGCCGAACAGCATAGAAGGGCGTCAGATCCTTCAACATCCGATTCAGAGGCGAAAAGATTTCAAAAAGAACTTTTTGAACAGGGAGTTCCGAAAGAAGCACTCAAAAACATGGAGTACGTCAGGGCGAATCGCCAAAGCGGCTACGGCAGTCCACAGATGGCCCTCCTAAAACAACAGCAAATGCTACCCCTCGTCCCGATGCTGCCAGAAGACGGTAAACTATTCTGGTTAAAGAGCGCGGTCACAAACATCGAGGGACCAGAAAAAGCACCATTCCTTGTCCCCGATCAACACGTACCTAATCAGGACGATTCGATTGCCGCCCTTGAGAACGGGTTAATGACCCAAGGAATACCACCGGTAATAGCGAGCGGTCAAGATGACGTGGCGCATCTGACTATTCATTTCCAATTTTTACAACAGACTCTTGGTCCTGTTTCACAAGCTATTGAGCAGGGACAACAGTTGCCACCTGAACAGTTGCAGGATGCGTATAAAACCTCGCAGACAGCCATTCCGCACATGGAAGCGCACATTGCCCGTATCCAGAGTGATCCTATGCGGAGTGGGCAGGCTAAACTGTTCCAGGATCAACTACGCCAGTTGACCGCGTTTGACGGGAAACTTAGAGCCTCGCTGTACGAAGCAATCAGGGATCAACAGGTGCAAGCCGAACAACAGCAGCAGGCAAGTTCATTGAGCGCGTTGGATCAGGCTAAGGTACAAAGCATCCAGACCCAAACACAGTTAGCAGCAGCAAAAACTCAGAGCCAAATCCAGAATCAGACTGCGAAAACGATCCATTCGATCAGGCTAAAATCCCTGAAACAAGGGGCTGATATGCACATGAATTTCGCTCAAACCCAGCAGGACTTGAATTTGAACGCGGCCAAGACCGCATCTGATATTCGCAATCAACGGGCTAAAGTAGCAGTACCGAAAGAACTGACAAACGCAGCATGACGACAGTAGAATTTCGGAACAATCCGGTCTTGGTTGGTGCTATGAAAGCACTTTTGGTAGGCGAGAACGGTATGCCTTCAGTACTCGCACAAGCTATAGTGGCAGTCCAGAACGAGAAACCACCTCCGACTGTTATTGAGGGACACCCTGAGATTGCGAGTGTTCGGAGGTTAAGCCGAATTGCAGGGTACGAAGAATCCCTAGAACTACTTTTGAGTTGCGCTGAACCAATCCCTCCGCAACCACAGGAAGAACCAGCTACCTTCGGAGTCAGACCAGAAGATTACCAACAACCAAAATAAATTATGCCAGCCGCACCAGTAGGAGAATTGCCAACCGAAACGTTACCAACAGTAGAGAACTTACCAAACCCCGTGATCCTGCCGGACATGGAGTTTTCCAAGCAAAATTTCAACGCTGCGATGGAGGCGGAAAAGTCTCAGCCCACCGAGCCTACCCAAACAGAGACCCCGCCTCCATCTAAACCTACGGAACCGGAACCCGTACCCGAAAAAGGGACGACTGATGATAAGATCGAGGAACCAAAGGTAGAATCTCCAGCAACGCGAGCGAATCTACCAGAAGAACTGCTTACAGGTAAAAAATCCGAACCAAAGGTTGACGACGCCATTGCAGAGATTGACGCGATGGTGCTACCGAAAAACGCCAAACCAGATCAGGTAGTAAGTTTTTCCAAACTCAAAGCCGAGGCCAAACGGATCATTGAAGAACGCACGGCGCGGATCAATGAACTCGAAGGCAAAACCAATGGCACAGCTTCAAAACATGAGATCGAAGCGGCACAAGAGAGAATCAAAGCTGCGGAAGCCAAGGCTACTGAGTTTGAGAAAACCATCGAGCGCATAGCGTTCACTGAATCTCCACGGTTCAAGCAGTTCGTAAACGATGAACAAGCGACGTTAGCCAACGCCAAATCCTACTTTGAAGGGACGGACATTAACCCTGAAATCATCGAGTACGCAGCACGGGTTGGAGGCGCACAACGAATTAAAATTCTCACTGAAGCAGGAGCAGACCCGAATCTAATCGGAGCCGTGTCCCCGTACTTGGCTGAGTACGACAAGATTCAAAGATACAAAACTGGCGCACTGGAGAACTGGAAGACTGAACAATCCAAGTGGGCAGAAGCACAGAACGCTCAACAACAGGCCGTAGCGGAACAGAGAAGGAAAGCAGAGGAAGACGTGTGGTCGCAGACCGTACATGAACTTTCCGATCTAGCTCCGCTTCGTAAGTTTGATAAAAACGATTCATGGAACAGTCGTTCGGACGAGATTCTCCAAAAAGCCAAGGAAGTGTACAACGGTGAAGGAGTTGACCTTAAAACCTTGGCGCAACGGTTGATTAAAGGCGAGGCGTACGACGCTCTGGATGAGGTTAGAATCGCTTTGACCGAGGAACTGAACAAAGAGAGGCAGTTGAGTGCACGACTCAAATCAGCGAAACCTGGAGCTAGCAACGGACAAGTTCCATCAGGAACAAAGAATGATAGTAATTTAACTCCGATTCAACAGGCAATGAGCAGGTTCAACGCAGAAAAAGCAAAGGTGATGCAATGAAAAAGAAGAGTCTCGGTAAAGACTGGATAAAAATGGCGATTAAACATCCAGGTCGGTGCACTCCGATCACTAAAAAAGGATGCACTGGAGCAGCAAGAGCATTAGCCATTCGATTCAAGAAGGGTGGAGACCTGCACCGAGGAAAAAGTTAGTGCCGCTTTAGTCCAGCAGTTTTCTTCTTCGGTTCCTTGATCGGAACGGTCTGCCGAAAACCAGGAACACCAAGTTTCACTGCTTCAACAGGATTACTCGCCACTCTGTAATTTGGGCGTTGCGATAGACTTGCAGGGAAAGACCCCGGTTTGTCCCTCTCTTTAGCTGTCTGCGTTAAAATCTGTGGGACAACGGTGCTCTGAACCATGTTGTTTATCCATCCCAAGAGCGCGTGTGAATTATGGCTATCGAGAGCGTCCGTCACATCTTTAACGCTATAGAGAAACGGAATGTCCGTCTTCGCCATGTACGCGAGTTCTTTTGCGCCTTCTTTTTTATCTGGATCTGTCCCTTGGAGTTTCTTCAAGTATGACCCCTCGTTTAGCACCATCGCTATCGGGGTGTGATTGAACCATTGCGGAGCGTTATCGAAGAACTTCCTTACCTTGTCACTATTAAAATATCCCCAGAGTAACGCTGCTCCACCGACTGATCCCTTTGTGAGTTGCCGTACAATAGCCTCCCGTTGCGCTACGGGTAATTCTTCAATTCCCTTGAAATAAGCGTGTCCGATCCTGGCTATCGCTGTGGGCGCACCGGCATGATAAGTCAGCACTTCCTTGAACAGATTGACGGGGATCTTGACTACAGGAAACAGAAATCTCGCCACCCGCCCAGCAGCAGGAGATTGCCTTTCGAGCATTGAAAAGAAGTTGGAGACAATAGTTTTCTGTTGGAAAATTGCACGGTTAGCATCCATCACTGCTTCGTTTGCCAATCTCGTCATCACTTCAGGATGATGTATGTCTTCACCCGCTTTTACCGCTACATTCATCCCTTGCTCTAAAGAACGAGTGAACTCAGCCCGTTTCACGGGGGCTTTTATTGCAGCGTGCATCTGGCCGATTCGGTTGTACCAGAAATCAGGGCGAATTTTTGTTCCTGATATGGCGTCTAGTTCCGTCTCTTTTCCCTTAACGTTTTGAGCAGCGTCCTGTATTCCCTTTGTGAACATTGCTGCTTTAGCCTTAATCTCAGCACGGATGACGGTGGGCAAGTCTGCTGCGTACTTCGTTCCGGCAGTAAATCGTGGAAATATCTTAGAAACCCCGTAACCGACAGCGGATTCAGTTGGTGCTAAAACTGCCTCCCTTACAGCAGCCGCAACCCCAAGTTTCCCGAACACCGCCGGACCAGACAACTTCATCGCCCTTTCAACCCCTACGAAATGATCCAAGAACTTTTGGGCTGGACTCTTGTTTTTGTACGCTTCTTTCGCTACCCCACGTTCAAACTCGTTTTTCAGTTTTTGAAGGTTGGCACGCATAGAAAACGCTTCAGCGTCCAGTTTCGTCCGTTGCCGTTCAGCCTTGGTAAAATCGCCAGATTCGATCTTGCCTTTAATCTGTTCTGTCTGTTTGCCAAGATAGGTTTTGTAACGTGCCAGAGCTTTGTCACCGTACTCTTTCGCTGTAGCGTCGTGGAGAGATTTAGCGCGTTCCCAAATGTCTTTTAGGAACGGACGCACAGCGTCTCCAAATTCATCCACCATTTTGACCGACCAATCACCAAACTTAGCAAATCCTTTTGCGATGTGTGACGCACCTATAATCGCTTCGTCAGTGATCGAGGACGGATCGAAACCCGTGGTCAACCGCCCGCGTCTATCAATGATTCTCTGGCGTGCTTCGTTTGCTTTCCGATCAAGAAAATCGTTGAACTTCGTAGTAGCCTTGGCTGCTCTAGCTTCCTTGCGGCTTTCAGCTACCAGTTTATCGAACTCTTTATTGAATTTCTGAACCGTTTCGTGAGCGTCAAGTTTACTTTGTAGATCAGCTATCTTTTTGTGGAGTTCATCTACTTGAGCAAGTTGCTCCTCGTTTAGTGGACGACCATTGTTCGCAGCCCTTCTACGCGCTTCCATTCTCGCCAGGGTGTAATCCTCTTTTGCCAGCATCTGCCGTGCTGCCAACGCTTGACCGCTTTTTGTTCCTGCTCGTTTCGTGGCGTCGTAAACGTTCTGTAGATCGTTCCGTGCCAGTTCAAGGCGAGACTTGGCAGCAGCTAAATCCTCTGGAGTTTTGGCGTTGTTTACAGCATCCACGGCAGCGGAATGTTCTGTCTGCGCAGCAATTTGGGTCCGAAGTAGATGCGCGTTTTCGGTGTCGCTTATCGCCCGTGGTTTACTGTTCAGTTCATTAACCAACCTTTGACCAATCGTTGGATCTTCCTGTGCTTGCGCGGCAGCTTCGTCCCAAACAGTTCCGAAATCTCTTTTTGCTGATTGTTCGGCTTCGGGATACCCGCGTGCTACTCGTTGAGCCTGGGTGTAAGCGTTTTTGGTTGAAACCGGTGGAGTTTCGGCAGGTTGCCCTTTTTGGACTTCTTTTTCACCTGCACCTCCTTCTGTTTTGGTTAGGGTTTCGGGCGTAGCCCTAACTTCTATAGGTTCTGGTTGGGGAATAGTTGGTGCTACCGTTTCTTGGGAGACTTGCGCAGGTGCTTCCCGTGTATCTCGTGCTTGAGGTTGGACTGCTACTTCTTGGGGTTGCGCTTCAATCCCTTGACGTGTTGCGGGAGTTTCCCCTTGTTGTCGAAGTGGTGTTTCTTTACCCACTGGTGTCCGAATTTCAGGTTGAGTAACGCTCTCTGGGCTTGTGATTTGGCTGGCATTTTGTTGTTCTAGTTGTGCTAAACTTTCGTTTACTGCTGCGACTTCCGGTGATGGTTCTTTGAATCCTAAAGTTTGAGTTAAAGTTGGTGCGGCAGCCGCAGTCCTTCCGGTCTGGACAGGCGGCGCAACGATTCCTTCCGCCTTCGGGAAAAGAATGTCCCCCAAAGCTGGAATCGCCATCATCCCAAGTTGCGCTAATCCTCGAAACGATTCCTTGCTTCCTAAAGGAGATTGAACGTCTTGCGCTAGTTGTCGTCCTTGCGGGATAGCTTGACTCAGAACTTCATCCATTACGTCCCCTTGTTCTTTTGGACCACCAACAGCAAATTTTAATCCTTCGTATCCACCTTTCAGTGTGGATAACGCCATCTGTGGGACTCCTTTTACCAGTTCAACAGCGGCCTCGGCTGCGTTTTTAACCGGAGCCGGAACTTCCTCCACCATCTTCCGTTGTTCAGATAAATCAGGTGCGCCCTGTTGCTGGCCGTAATCCGTTGCAATATCTATTCCCGAACGACCGTTATCCTGAGAAACAGGAGCAGTCGCAGCCAAATACTTATCGGGATCAAACGATGGAGTTGGCTCAGTGGAGGCTAAATACGCATCAGGGTCAAATGCCATTTATTGACCCTCATCTTGATTGTCTGGTTGTGCTCTTTGGAGAATCACTGCTGCCCGTGGATCGTTCGGGTTAGCGTTTGCCCAATCTATCGCAGCAGAATGATCTACCACTGGAGTAGCAGATGGAACGACCTGTGGAGTAGAAGTGTCCGTTTGATCTGGCGTAACCACTTGCGTTGGCAACGTCGGAACCGTGCTTGTATCAACGGGTTCGGTTTGCGCTGTATCCTGCTGAGATGCGAGTTGAGGATATTGCTGTTCAAGTATTTGAGCTTCAGTCTGTGCAGCGTGGAGTAGCGGTGCTTTTGGATACGGCTGGTCAGCGAGACCTTTCTTGATGTTGTCCGCCTCTACTTGCTTTGCGTCGTCCGTGAACTGTTGAATGTCTCCCTGAACTCTCGCGTAACGTTGAGCGATTTTCTCTGGAGGAGGACTTAACTCCAACATCCTTTGTTTCAACGCAGCCTGATCGTCGTTTACTATCGCGTGAAGTTTAAGAGTCTGATTCACGTCTGCTGACGAACGGGCAAGAGGAAATTCATGGGCGTACGCAGCAAACGCTTCAGCGTGTTCACGTGTCCCAATCCCAAATCCGCTCCGGTTAAGGTTTTGTTCCAATTCCTGCAACCCGTTGTAAAACGCAGTACGTTGCCGGTCGGTCTCGATCTGCTTCGTAAGATCGTACCTAGCTTTGGCTTCAGCGGCGGTTGCTCGATCAATCTGAGCTTGACGTGCTTCCTGCTCTAACGGGAACTGTCCAAGCCTAGCGTTGATTGCGTTCTGTCGAGATAAATCTGGAAGAACCGGAGCCTGAGCAGCAGCCGCAGGAAGACCGTATCTCTCACTTAAGCGATGTCTCGGCATAATTAGTATCCGTACGCGCTGCCGTATCCCTGATCTTCCTGCAACTGCTTAGTCGATGGATTTGTTCGCCCTTGTATGGCCGTGAATCCCGGTGGAAGAAAATTTATGTCGTTCTGTGTAGAATTAGGTGCACCCGTTGACCCCACCGCAGTAGTAAATCCAGGTGGTAGAAAATGAATAGTGGATTGGGGTATAGCGTTCGCACTTCCTGATGGTTGACCGCCCGTGTACTGAAGATTTTGGTCGGTCATTTGTTGGGGGCTGACATACGGCAACCAACTTCTGCCTCCCCATTGTAGTCCCTGTGCTGCTGCCTGCTCTGGACTTATGTACGGTTGAACACCTGAAGGAAGTGGAGCGGATTGAGGTTGCGGGGTTCCAAGGGACGAACCTGTGGCCGTAAGATTTCTCTTAGCAATATCAGACGCCATTTCTGTATGAGTAAGCGGTCTCGGTGCTCCAAAATTCTGAAAAGGTTGTGGTTGAGAAAATCCTTGCACTCCAGCCGCCCCAACAGGGAGTGGGTTCACTCTCCCCGTGTTCGGGTTGTACTGAGGCCCAAGGAACGCTCCGTTTTTTCCGATGTACTGGCTTTTACTCACGGGATTGTATCCCGGTTTGGTGGGATCATCTTGGATATTGATGATCCCTGGTCGTATCCTCGATGTCGCGCGTCGCTTCGTATCTGGGAGAACCATGTCAAAATCGTCAACGCTATACGTACCGTACTGGTACATTCTCGCTGGAGTAGGGGTAGGAGTTGGTGGGGGAACTTGTCCACCGCCATAAAAAGTGTTGTCTGCATCCCGCAAAAGGTCGCCTCTGTCATCTCCTTGAACGTTTGCGGTTCCCATCTGATATCCCAGCATATTTTCAGTGGAAGGACCCGGAGTTGGATCAGACGCAAGATCCACTCCTCTTTTCGCCAGCATGTTCCCGTGCGCGTTTAGTCTTTTGATCGCATCACGCCCAAGTAATTCGGCTGCGTTCCGATTTAGTATTGCCTCTTTAGGCGTCAACATCGCTGGCACGCTATCAGTTTTTTTCATGGCAAGATTCCACCCCAAAGATTAGGGATTCCACTGCACCCGTAGCCACGGGAAAATTGAAACATTGGTTGTTCGGCAGCGGTATCTTTTTGCAAATCCGCGTCCAAAGTCTGAACCGCGTCTGCCATATACTCTTTGTACCGTTCCAAGTCATTTCTATCTCTGAATTGAAACGCTTGGAGTCCCGTGACTAAAGCATCCACAACACTTGGGATAATCAAATCCGAATCCTGAACTGCCGGAACGAAAGCTAACTGGCACATGCACGCGAACGTATCCCCGTCACTCGCACTTGGGATTGCGTACCGTTTGTAGCACGGAACAGTTTCACTCGGAGCGTACACACACAACAAAGTTTCATCTCCTGATGTGGTGTCCACGGAGTAAAACTCCACTGAAGCACTCGTCATGGATTTTTCTATGAACGGCATCTGGGTGTACTGTTGGGTGGTCGTAGTCGTACCGTTCGCAATCAAAAGTTTAACGTTGCCTTCGATGATATCCCCGTTTTGATCCAGCCCTCCGGTCAAAGTAATTCCACGTCCATTGGCAACCGTGGATTTCGCTCGTAAATAGTATGTCGTATCACTCGCAGGATCTGCAAAAGTTTGCGCGGTATCAGAGATTGGGATTAACCCTCTAATCGCACACGCAAAACACGAATCAGAACTTAACCCTGGTCCTTGCGCAGCGAACTCGAACCACCGTGAATACACTTGGAGCGGAAACCCAGTACACCAACTCTCGGTATCAACAGGATCGCACCCGTCGCACGTAGCAAGATTTCGCGGGAGTGTAAGTTTATTTCCGTACGTCCGAAGTGTGACTCTACGCCATGAGGCTTTGAACTCTTCTGACCCGATTAACTTTTGGCAGAGCCGATTTAGCGTTGCATCAAACGCAGCAATATCTTCAGAAGAAGCGGAGGAATATGCTACGTTCGATTGATATTTCCAGAGTATCGGTCGGCTTTGTCCGAGGGTCAATAGCATCTCGGATGAGATGTGTAAATCTTACTGAGTAAATTTGCAACGAAAATCTATTGTCCGTGAAGGTGCTCGAAGGTACGTACCTTTCTTCAATACTCGTCCACGGCAAGCTAGATGAATGGCTTCGCTCGCGTGAACTCCAAGTGCCAAGAAATTTACGTCGAATAATATCGGATTTTTGAAATCTCCGTTCCAGACGGTTGAGTGCTTGGAGCTTGAGATTATCCTCCAAGGAATATCTGGATACGCGGTCATCGCAACATATAGACAACAATCCACCATCCAATGACAAGCTGAATGACAAACGTAATTCCAAAAAGCGGGTTGTGGCCCCCTCCTGCCTTCTCCCCATCTCCAATCGCACGAATCAAAATCTCTTGGAAGTTTATTTAGGAGATGCCTGCCATTTAATTCGTAACCATTCTGGATGGACCTGTTCACGGCGTAATCAAGCATGTTCGGCCACCAGATTGAATGCGCTTTATCAGATTCAAAAATAGGTTTGAGTTTTCGCCAACGTTGCTGAATTGGGAAATACTTCGCTCTTCGACTCGATGGTAATGGTGGTTTCACTGCGTTCTTTCTTCTCTTAATTTTTTCTCTTATCCCTCTCCATACTTCACCGGAGAGCAATGCCGACACCTCGCCCTTCTGGGCATAGGCATCAGCTTTTTCACCGTATGGAGGCGGGTTTACCCTTGTATTCCCGCAGCCGTCAACATCCTTGCGGAATGTTTAAACATCACTCGACTCCTCGTCATCACTCCAATCGTCTTTAGCGTGATGTTACCTCGTCGGGCAGAGTCCTCGATCTCTTGCTCCCGAATGACTATGTCCTCTAGCGCGAACAGCCTTCCTTGCATGGCTTCGTCAGGGGAAGGTCGGATTAAATAAAAAGCCGAAGTGGTTTTATCCACTCCGGCTCTATGCGTGATTACCGAGCCGCCGCTCAATTCGCTAGTCTCTGTGTGGGAGAGGTCGCAGAATCTCTTTAAATTGTTATCTGTCCTTTCCCACACGCCATGAACTTAAAGAAATGATTTTGGGTTGGCAAGAAAAAAGTTTGAAAAAAGTATTGCGATGATCGTTTCAATGCCGTAAAAGCAGTTTCAGCATACAGCCATCCGTACATAAATTCGGACGCGGTTGAAGTAAGTCGGTTAAAGAGGGCATCTCCCGTTAGCTCTCAACGGTGACGGTTTTTCGTCACGGCAGTTTTTTTACTTCAACTTTATGTCAACAACTCCAATCCCCGCGAATTGCGCAGCCGTGACCAACGCGCTGCTTGCGGAATCCGGTCGATTCGGGCCGGGAATCTTTCAACGCGCTGCACGTAAACGCCCTATTGTCCGTCTAATGTCCAAGACCCGTGGCGCATGGGCTGATGGAATGGGAGTTACCGTGGCGGCGGTAACCTTCGAGCGTATGCAACCTGCCACCTACGCTGGTGTCTGGCAGAACATCGCTGCGTCTGATGGCGACTCTGTAAACGCCTGTTTGCCTCCGACTGATTCAGCATCGTTCGGTCAAACCACCCGAACCTACACGCCACAACACATGGCGATCAACACGGATCACTTCTGTATCAGAGACATTCAATTTGACTGGCAGTATGCGGAAATGCTGACCAAGATTACAAAAGGATTCGCAGACGTGTCTGAATGGGTCTGGGCATCTCGGTACACCTCCGAGTACGTCCGTCTGTCGGGACATCAGATTGTCCTGAACGGCACAGTACCACCCGATGGCGGTGGGGCTGGGTATCCGGCAGTGATCCCGAACAGGGTGCTTTCCCAAGGGTTTTTGAACGATGTGTACATGAATCTTTACCGTGAAGGTGGCGATCTCATGTCGGGTCTGGATGAAACCACGAACGAACCCGTGTTCACTATCATCGCTGGTGCACAGGTGTTGAAGAAGATTCTTCAAGATAACCCTGATATTCGCCAGGATAACCGGTTCGCGTACATGGGAACGAAGGACAATCCCTTGACTCCGCTCATCCCTGGTATGCCAATCAGACGCCGGAACTACGGCGGGTTCATCTGGGAAATTGACCCGTACCCGCGCAAATTCACCTTTGCCAACGGGGCGTTCACGGAAATCCGTCCGTTCATAAGTTCCTCTACCACAAAGGGTATTAAATGGAATCAGAACCCTGCGTACGAAGCCGCGCCGATCATCGAAACAATCGTGTGGCACGAGGAGAACTACCAGAGTTTGGCGGTCAACACGGTCGCTAACCCAGCACCGGGCTGGAACTTCCAGCCAAACAACTGGATGGGCGAGTTCAGTCCAAGGAACATCCTGCACGAGACCTGCAACCCTGACGGAACAATCATATTCTGGAGGGCGTTATTCGCAGACGCGAGTAAACCGGTCAACCCGTATGTTGGCTGGTCGATCTTGAGTCTCGATTGCCCGTTGGATCTTGATTTGGTTGATTGCAACGGTTACGCAACGTAATTCAGTCCTTAACGAAAGAATCGGGTGGGGCCTTAAAACCCCGCCCGATTTTCTAACATGGCTGTAAACCCAGGACCGTTACCGCTCTCCGTTATCAGGGGGATAACGTTCCCCACCGTTATTCTTAGATGTGTCGATAACGGGGTGGAAGTCACTGGCACGTTAAACCCTGATGTTACGGGGACATTTCAACCATCAGGACAGTTCGCTGGATACGATTTGTTCATTCTACCTGGTGCGCCTGCTACGTTTCTTTACTTCAACCCTGTAGCGGCGAGTTACGTTATCTCCCGACTTTTAACTACTGCTGCGCTCACTGATTATTGGTCGCCAGCATCACCATTAACCGAACCTACAGGGACGTACACATCGCACGGATCAAATACTGGAACAGCTACCGCAGACGATCATCCTGTTGATCTCACGGGGATAACGCCTGAGGCCGTGGTTAGGCGAACTACGGATTCAGATGTTGTCCTTGATTTGAACCCTTCGGTGACTGACGCCACCAATGGAGAGATAACCATTCCGTCTATGACGACATCAACCACGAAAGACTTTGATTTCCTTGGGACGTTCGGATGGGATTTGGTTTTGGTAAACGGAGGTGGCGACAGGTTTGGACCGTACATAGATGGGCCGTTTGTAGTTACGGATAACATCACCCAAGAAGCACCTTGAAATGTCACAGATCAGAACTATTCGGGTGGTCTTTGGCGGGGTATCAACCGGAAACATTCAGTTTCTCTCTCTAACTCCACAATCCGATCCGCCCACCTCTCCTACTGAAGGGATGATTTATGCCAACACGGATCATCACCTTTATTATTACAACGGCACAACTTGGAAACAGTTGGATAACTAATGATTTCAGACGACGAAATCACAACAGTTAAAGTCAAGATCGTAACTGATCTTCGGACTAGTGGCGGTTCCACCGGTCCCACTGGAGCGACAGGTCCAACTGGGTCAACAGGTGTTACAGGTGCAACCGGACCAACGGGTGCTGGAGTCACGGGGGCAACGGGCGCAACCGGACCAACCGGTCCAACGGGTGCGTCTGGAATCACTGGTCCAACAGGTCCTACCGGTTCTACGGGAGCAACGGGTGTAACCGGAACTACGGGTCCTACGGGCATCACGGGACTGACTGGACCGACTGGAGTGACTGGAGCAGTAGGAGGCGCGATCACGATAAATTATGCTTTTGATACTACTACGACAAACTCTGATCCGGGTTCAGGTAAACTTAGACTGAATAATTCTACACAGAACGCTGCGACAGCGATTTATCTTAGTAATCAGGATTCTGGTGCAACAGATTGGTCTGCGGTTATTGCCACTTTTGCTGATTCCACTAATACGATAAAAGGTCATATCCGATTGTCCGACAGAACGGATTCTACAAAGTGGATCGTGTTCACGGTATCCGCGTACACAACTCACACTGGGTATAAAGAGATCACCGTTGCTCCCGTATCAGCTACAATAAGTAGTCCATTCTCGAATGCTGAAGCGATTTCACTGGAATTTACCCGTGCTGGAGATGTTGGAGTCACTGGTCCTGGTGGTGGTCCAACTGGACCAACCGGAGCCACCGGTCCTACAGGTCCAACTGGTGTAACAGGACACGCAGGAGTCAGTGGACCTACTGGGGCTACTGGAGTTACAGGTGTTACCGGACCTACAGGCACTACGGGAATAGGAACAACAGGAGCAACTGGACCTACAGGGGTTACAGGACCCACTGGTCCAACAGGAGTTGGAGCTACGGGGGTTACTGGGGCTACGGGACCATCAGGAGCAACCGGAGTAACCGGACCTACTGGTCCGGCTGGAGTTACTGGTCCAACCGGACCCACTGGTCCAACAGGAGTAACGGGAGCTACGGGACCATCTTCATCCACAATCAATAATCAGACCACGACTTATACCACCGTTCTTGGGGACGCAGGTAAAACGATTGTAACTACTGGAACATTTACTGTAACCATAGATAGCAACGCGAACGTAGCTTATCCTATAGGCACTATGATAAGTTTCGTTAATACAAGTGGTACGCTTTCCATAGCTATTACTTCCGATACTCTAAACAGGGGGGACGGCACATCAGGGACTGGCACTAGAACATTAGCAGCCAGTTCATGCGCCACAGCAATTAAGACAGATACCACGGTGTGGTGGATTAACGGTCGTTTCGCGTCATAATGCAGTTACAACAACCTTTCGCTATTAGCAGGGCGACTTCAGGGTTTGGATACCGAAGCTCTATCTCTATAAATGCAGCTCAAGTCCCAAGTACTCAGACGGACTTCCCAGTTTTAGTCAGTCAGGTAGATAACCGGTTCAAGACGGTAGCAAACGGAGGCAGAGTTCAGAATTCTAATGGATACGACATTCGACCATATTCTGACAGTGGTATAACAACCGCGATCACAGGTTACGAACTTGAACGCTACAACGCTTCTACGGGAGAAGTGATAATGTGGGTTAAGGTGTCTAGTTTATCAAGTTCAACTACACCTATTTATCTCGCTTATGGAAACCCTAGCATCTCAACAAACGGCAGCAGTTCAACTACGTGGAGCAACAGCTTTACTACGGTTTACCACTTAAAAGACGGAACCACATTAAGCCTGACCGATTCAGTAGGCACAGCCAATCTGACTAATAGCGCAAGTCCAGTTACGGCTACATCAGGACAGATTGACGGAGCGGGAGCGTTTGCTTCGGCAAGTTCACAGTGGCTAACGTCAAGCGCATTCTCGATTGGAACATCTGTCACCATTTCGGCTTGGATAAACGGCACAACATTTTCAAGCGATTACAACAGCGTTATTACCCGCTCGGTTTCTGGCGAAAGCGGGTCGTTCTACGTTAAAAGCAATGGCAAACTTTATTGTGCGATTCTTGCCAGCACCTTGCGAAGTTATGACGGAACAGGATCGCACACTCTTTCAACCGGAACATGGTATCTTGTACATGTCACATATAGCAGTTCTGCTGGGCTTATAGGTTATGTCAACGCTGCATCCGATGGCACCGCAACCGCAAACGGAAACGTGAACACGGGCAGCACGGTCACAACTATTGGAGAACAGGTGTCAACAGCTACCCGTTATTGGAACGGAAAGATCGACGAGGCGCGTTTTTCATCGGTGGCCAGAAGTGCTGATTGGATCACAACCGAGTACAATAATCAAAGTGCTCCCGGAACGTTTGAGACACTAGGTGCTGAAGTTCCGTTGTGAAGATACATCTTGTATCTTTGCCGCACGTACAGCTTGGAACAGAGTTGACGTGTTTGTGTGCCTATAGTGGCAAGTCGGAAAAATTCGTTCGGATGATGAAGGACTATTACGAAATTCATCTTTATGTTCCAGAGGGTCCGAATATCGAAGGCGTGACATTACATCCCTGCCTCACCAATAACGAGCGTACACAGATTTTCGGAGCAGACGATTCGAACCGACTTCCAGCGTGGCCTACTGAAGAACAGACCGCACTGTTCAACCGAAACGTAATCGCAAATCTTAAACCTGATCCGCAAGACCTGATTCTTTTAAGCGGAGGATGGACGCATCACGCAGTAGCCGAAGCGTTCCCAAGCCACATGAGATGCGAACCCTTTATCGGGTACTACGGGGTTCTAGCAGGAAACATTTGGGGTGCGTATGAAAGCTATTTTCACATGGCTCAGGTGTATGAAAGGAAGAAAATTGAGGACGTGCGCTGGTTTGACCGTGTAATCCCACCGTTCTACGATCAATCGGAGTTCCCACATTTGAATCCCGGTAAAGGTGAATATCTACTTTTCATTGGGCGCATCATCCAAAGAAAAGGCCCACACATTGCTTCAGAGATTGCTGAGAGATGTGGACTTCCGTTGGTCGTCGCGGGTTCTGGAGGACGACAAGTAGGAAAAGACATTGTGGCGCAAGAGGTGACGGTGAAGAACGCTGAATACGCTGGACCCGTGAACGCCAAAGAGAGGTCAAAACTCATGGCTGGAGCGAGAGCGGTGCTATTTCCTACCACGTACGCGGAACCAGGGGGAAATGTGGCGATTGAAGCTATGGCTTGCGGGACTCCGGTAATCGCATCAGATTTCGGGGTGGCTTCAGAGACCGTAAAAGAAGGTCTATCGGGATTTAGGTTTCGACTGTTACGCGATGCGGTAGAAGCTGTTGAGAAATGTTCGGAACTAGACACAGAAAATATTAGGAAATATGCGGTAGAGAATTATTCTCTTGACGCAATCAGACCTAAATTTTCAAAATGGTTCGATGATATGAGAACTTTGTTTGACCAAGGTTGGTATCAAGTAGGAAGGTAATTATGGCAGACCGAGATACGAAAGATCCGCAGCCTACGCCCCCACCACCTCAGTAGTATGTCATGGACTTGCACGATCTCCCCCCAAGGAAAGACCCAAAAGGCGGAAGTCCACGAACTCCAAGTAGCGGGATTCCTCTTAGAACCGTGCAGCAATACTCGAACGGGAACGGGAACGGCACGATATGGAAGATGGCAACCAGTATTCTTGCTGGGGTAAATATCGGGTTGGTTGCGGCGTATTTTACCGCGTTACAATCGAGGGGTGTAAACCAAAAGGATATGCAGGAGTACGTGGACAAATTCTCTCCGTACAGTCAGGACAAGGCATTATTGGCTGAACACAACATTAATCAGGACAAAGAAATTGGGATTTTATCAGGCCACAAGGATAGAATTTTCGACAGGTTGCAGATGATCGAGAGTAAACACATCGAATACGAAGGTAAATTTTCTGATCTCTACAAAAAGATGGATACAATCGCGAACTATCTTGAAGAAGAGAAGAAAGTGAAACGTTGAAATGGATTGCAATAGCTTTATGTGCAATGTTCGGAGCGTGCGCGACTGCGCCAAAGCATCGTCCCGTTAGACATCATCACCGTTCCCATGTTAGAACACAGGATGACGCTGCGATGCGTGTGCTCATCAAAAGTTTACGGGAATGAAGACACAGGTAATGCAGATCGTTACCACTGTGGTTGGTGGATTTATTCTTGCCGTACTTATTTCCGAGTGCAGGGAGATCAAACAAACACACGATGCTGTCATTAGATTGGAGACCAAAAAGTGAGAATACTGGAATGGCTCGTGTTTGGTCTGGCGTTAGGAACTCCGAGTGCGCTACTCCAATGGTATCTGTATAAAAAGGAACGCCAAAAGGTAAAGAAATCCCCGCTTTGGTCGGCTTGGTCGGATTTACAACGGGAACTGGCAGAAACCCTTCATAAACCGCACCCTGAAAGTCAGGAATTAGATCGTTTACTGGAAAAACTTGAGATCTTTACCGCTCAAGGAGTCAGCACTATCTCGGAAGAAGAACGGAAGAAATTGACGCTGCTGTTGATACGGAAAAAGGACGACAAAAAACAACCGAAAGACGATAGACTTCGTGCCGAATTTCTGTTGATAGCCATGCCACGGGCTCAAATGGAGGGACACGCCACAAAATAAAGTGTTGCCATGTCCCTAACAATTTGGTAATTACCGTTCTGAATTGAACTTTACGATCCCAGCTACATCAAAGCGGATCATCACCCTTGTCGTTGCGACTCTCGCAATCATCTCCGTCATAACGGTTACAACTCTATCGGTCATGCTCATCACAGGTGCAAAGCCGGACCCGACTCTGTTGACGTCTTACGTCGGAATTACTACCGGAAGTTTAGCTGGACTCACGGCACTCCTTGCGAACACTAGAACAACTCCGGGAACGGATGCTGATATGCCTAAAGGGACAGTGACAACTCAAACGCAGATTTCATCGGAAACCACGGAGCACG